GCCTGGTTCGCCTCAAGCCGGCTTGCCTATGTGGGATTTTATGGGACAGGCACTTGAATTAGGAAAAATTATAACTAAGCTTGATCTGACTCCAGCTACAGTGCCAGATACCCCTGTACCATCAAGCAATGTCCTTGCTGCACCTGAAACTACTCCTGAAACTCCATCTGTACCTTCAGCTCCTATTTCTTCTCTTCCCGAACCTCCGACTCCTATTCGTGGTGGACAAGCTGCGGCTTCAATGAAATCCCCTAATGAAATGACTATGGAGGAGTATGCAGCTAAACGTACTCCGCAAATTATTGCTGAAAGAAGACCCGGACATAGGTTATTACAATAGGAACTTTACTTATCTTAGTCCACCAGAGGCTTAATTCTGGGAATAAAGCTTTGGCTTTATTTCGCTTAGGGGCGTCAATCCTAGCTGAACCAAGCAGCATATCTTGGGCAAATCCGCGGAGGCGTTACTCAACTTTACTTATCCCGAGGCATGGAAAGGGCCTCTTAACTTTAACTTTTACCTCCCGGAAGGTTATATAAATGGCAGACAATAGTTTACTACAGCCTAGCATTATTTCTAAAGAAACTTTGGTTATCTTGGAAAACAATTTGGTTATGGCGGGTAAGGTTAACCGTCAGTTTGAGAATCAATTCGTTAAAATCGGCTCTAGTTTAACCATTCGGAAACCGAATAAATTTCAGATTCGTACTGGTCCTGGATTGCAAATTCAGAATGTGACCGAGCCTAGTACTTCTATTACAATTTCTAATCAACGTGGTGTTGACTTTCAATTTAGTTCTACCGACTTGACGCTTACTATTGAAGAATTTTCTGAGCGTTATTGCAAGCCTGCAGCGGCCACTATGGCTAATAAACTCGATCTAGATATTATGCAAAATTTTACCAGTATCTGGAACGTAGTAGGAACGCCTGGTGTTACGCCGGCGGCATATTCAAGTGTTGCTGCAGTCGGTCAGCGCATGGATGAAGGCGCTGTACCTCAAGACGGGCGTTGCTTGGTTCTTGGGCCCAAAGCTTATTGGTCCATAGATAATGCTCTAATTACCCTTTACGTTCGTTCTGTTGCTGAGCCGGCTCTTAAAGGTTTTTTGGCTAATATTGCCAATTTTGAAATCTATGGTGATCAGAACGCACCGAGCCAAACTGTTGGCACCCTTGGTGGAACTCCAATTGTTAATGGTTCGAATCAAACTGGTTCTAATCTTGTAACTAATGGTTGGACTGCTAATGTAACTGGAGTCCTTAACGTTGGCGATGTATTCACACTTGCTGGCGTTTTTGCAATTAATCCACAATCGCGGCAATCCACGGGAGCCTTAGCGCAGTTTGTTGTTACTGCTCCAGTTAATTCCGATGGTAGTGGTAATGCAACGATTCCAATCTCGCCCGCAATTACTCTAGCAGGTCCGCCGCCGGGGAATCCGTATCAGACTGTGACTGTTGCGCCGGCTAACCTAGCTCCTATTACAGTTGTAGGTCTTTCTGCGACTAATTATCCACAAAGTCTCGGCTTCGTTAAAGATACCTTTGGTCTCGTTACAGTTCCAATGGAGATTCCGGAAGGGGTGGATTTTGCAGCAAGGGAGACTTATAAGGGAATTAGTATGAGGATAATTAGAGCTTACGATATTAATAATGACGTTTTCCCTGCTCGTCTAGATATACTTTACGGCACTGCTACTTACTATCCTGAAATGGGTGTGAGATTGACGGGTTAATTAAGTCTATGTCAAGTTCAACCCCACTCAAACCCTCTGCTCGCGTCAGTGGAGGCCAGCCAAATGGCTTCCCTGATTTTAAGCCTATCAATAAACTACCTGATCATGAGATTAGAGAACTTTTAAAGAAAACTCTAAAACCTGCTCTATATCAGGTGCGTGTTGATGATAGAAAGAAAGGTAATATTGCTGTAGGGCCTAAAGGCCCTGTGCATATTATTGAACCTTTTGCTAATGCTATATCAACACAGATCCAATTAGGCCGCGAGAAAGATTGGGCGAACCCGATAGTTACTTTAGTTATTTAGGAGATTTTTATGCCTGTTGCAATTCCAGTTGAAACGAAAGCGGTAAGGCAATTAAGTGATGGGAATAGTGTAGGAACGGTTATGGGTAACGGCCCAAGTGATCACCTTGGGTTTTTCGGGCTTGGCACTCCTATAATCCAACCTACTGGAGATGGAGGTACGCCGGGTGCTTATACTTATTCTGCAGGGGCTGTAGTAACGGCGCTAAAGGCATTGGGTTTAATTGCTACCTAAGTTCGCCACTTAACTATGTCTGTCTCACATTCGGTAGTCACTTCTTGGCTCTATAGAGGACGCCATCAACAGATAGAGTCTTGCTTTAGAGCCAAGCTGCCGAATGTTAATGCTTGGCAAGGTTTGGCATCTCTTAGTGCAGGAAAAGGAAAATTTCTAGCTGCAGAATTTCTTTGTCGTAAAGCTTTAAGTATTGATCCGACTCATGAAGAATCTTTGATTGCATTAAGTGGTGTTCTTATTTATTTTAAGCAATATGATGAAGCAGAGGAAATTTTAACAAAGCTTATTGAAAGAGACTTGGAATCTAGATATCAAGTCGAGCAAAATCTTGGTTTTCTTATGCTTGAAATAGGGCAGACAAGCAAAGCTTTAGATTTACTTATTCCAGCATACGAGCATGCTCCTGAAGAAGCCAAAGCAGGTATAAAATATGGTATTGGGTATGCAAGACTAAAGAATGGTGATCTTCGCGCAGGATTTACAATAGTTCAAGAGCAATGGAATACCCCTAATAGTCATATTTGGGGCCTTGGAATACCAGAATGGAATGGTGATATAAGTGCTCTTAAGGGCGCACGTATCTTAGTACATCATTATCAGGGATATGGGGATACTATCCAGTTCAGCCGCTTCATGAAACGGCTGTGTGACTATGGTGCTTATGTTATTGCAGCAGTCCCTAAACCTTTGCTTCGCATATTAGATTCGCCTGATCTTACTAATATTGTAGTCGATATAAACGAACCTTTGCCGCCCGTAGACTATCATGTATCAGTTTCATCTTTACCGGCGCTGCTTAAGATTGAATTAAATGATCTTCCTAATATAGAATTTCCTTATCTACATAGCACTTATATTCCTGGTAATAAAGAGTCTTTCCCGTTACCACATAGAAATGGGAATCAAAATGTAGGTATAATTTGGAAAGCTGATAAATACGGCAGTGGCCCAAGGCGCTCAATTCCTTTAGAATGTTTTCTTCCTTTGACGTTAATACCTCATGCTACAATTTATAGCCTACAATTTGAAGGGATTGAAGATATAGCTCGACTTGGAGTTTCGGATCTCATAACTGATTTGTCTTATTCCATCCGCGATTTTGCAGATCTTGCTGAGCGTATAGAAGAAATGGACATTATGGTGTGCGCCGATACCGGTCCGCTCCATCTTGTTGGCGCGTTAAATCGGCCTTGTATTGCACTATTATCTTTTGCCGCTGCGGATTGGCGTTGGTTGGAACATGATCGAAAAGATAATCCTTGGTATCCCTCTATGCAAGTAATTCGCCAATCGAAGTCCTGTAGTTGGGATGAGGTAATAGAACAAGTGATTCCTATTATTTCGAATTATTCCTATGATGCATATTGATCCTATAAGTGGGTTACCTAGCCAATGTAGGTATGGAAATATAAGTTTTTCCCAGACTGGGGCTGATTTTTTGCTCTTGAATCTTTTTGAGCTGCTTGGAATAACAAATCCTTCTTACCTTGATGTTGGCGCATTCCATCCTACGGTTATAAGCAATACGGCTCTGCTTTACTCTCGCGGCTCACGTGGAGTTAATATAGAAGCAAACCCGGCGCTTATAGAGAATTTTTATAAAGCTCGGCCTGAAGATTTAAATATTAATATCGGTATAACACCGTGTGGTGGTGAGGTTGAATTTTATAGGATTGATTCATTTTCTGGCCGGAATACATTTGATCCCGAAGCGGCTCATGGATTTGTTCATGAGAACCCTAGCTTTCAAATTTCAGATACCTTGGTGCTTGAAACTATAACTTTAAATAAAGCTGTTGATACTTATTGTAATGGGATTTTTCCGGATTTGCTTTTGATAGATATTGAAGGGCTAGATTTGAATGTATTAGAGTCAACTGATTTTAGCTCAAGCCATCCTAAGGTTATTTGTGTAGAAACAGTTGATTTTAAAGGCGAGAGTCGTTACAGAGATTTTGCTTATCTACTGCTTCTCAAAGGCTTCGTACCATATTGTCGCCTTATTGCTGATGCAATTTTTGTCTGGAACGAGAACGCAAAGGAGCTAAATAAATGACAGTCGAACCAGGTTATCCTGTGACTTTAGTTCATCCAAGACATGTTCCAGCTAAAATTGCAACTGGAAATGAAATCGGTGTACCGGAGAGATTTCCAGCTATAACTGTCAATGGCGCTTTACACGAGGCGCAGTATCGCTCGCAAGGCTATCTTCGTTATGGCGAACCTATGCAACAAGAAGATTACCATGAATTTCCCAAAATCCTCCGGCACCCGGAATATAGGGAAGCAATTCCGTCTCGTGTAGAAGCTAAGATTGAAGATGGGCGAATCACAGGAACATTTACAATTCCTGCAACGCCAGCTGAGTATCCAGATGTAACTGTTAATAATGAGGACGAAGAAACCTCTTGGCGAGATAAGGGATATTTGCCCGCTGGAGATTATAATAAAGATGCATTGGATTCTGTTCTTACAGGAACAATACATAAAGAAGCGTATGTAGCTACACAATACCCAATGTGGGTTGATGGGAAATTAATTGCGCATGATCCAGATGGCCTAGATTCAAGTCCTGATCCAAATTATCCTAAATTTGAAAATGGGACTATTGTTCCCGATCCTCGGTTTCCTCCTGTGCCTGATCCGAATAAATATCCAATGTGGGTACATAAAGATGGAATTCCAAGCGAAGAATCTGAATTAGCAGAAACACCCGAAAAAGAATTTAAAATAAGACAAAAGTGGGTAATTAAAGCTGAACAAGATTTGGAAGAGATAAATTTAGCATCTGATACTTCAGATCAAAATCCAGTACCGATTTCTACCTCTTCTTCTAAATCAAAAACAAAACAAATCTCTATTTAGGATTAATAATTTATGACTGTTCCTTTAGATATTATAACTGATGCTTTAGAAAAGCTCGGGGTTTATTCTCCTGGCGAACCATTATCTGCTGCTGATGCTTCCCGAAGCTTACAGATGCTTAGCGATCTTATGGATCAATGGGCCAATGATTCTATCCAACTATACTTTCTTCAAGCTATCGAAGCCAGTTTAATGGCGGGTACAAGTATTTATACTGTTGGCCAAGGCGGAAGTATAAGTGCAGGTGCGCGGCCCGTCAAGGTAGTTATGGGCCCTGGTGTAGCTTCAGTTACAGTTGTAAGCACAACTACACCAGTGGATTCTGTTAGCTCTATTGAATGGAATGCTATTTATAACACCCAAGATCCTCCACCTGTCGGGATACCGACAGCTATGTTTTATCAATCTTCGTTTCCTTTAGGGCTATTATCTTTGGTTCCAGTTCCAAGTACTGGTATGACGCTGACGTTTAGTGGTTATTATGGTTTAGTTAATTATGCGGCGAATTTAACAAGTCCAAATGTAACCTTGGCTCCAGGGCAGCAAGTGGGATTGGCTTCTAATCTTGCTATTCTTTTACATTCCTATTTTAGTATAGGAACTATTACGCAAGATTTAATAGCAGAGGCACAACAATCTAAGACGACCCTTACGTTGACTAACAGACTCTCGCGTGCTATGTCGGCACGTAATGTTCAGCCGCAGACTCCAGCGGCTCCGAGACCCTAATTAAAGGAGTAATTTTCCTTGGCTAATGCCCGCGAGGTTATCCAGGACGCGTTTGAATCTTTAAGGATTTATTCTCCTGGAGAATCTGTTCTTGACGCCGATATGAGTCGCGGGTTTGCTGTTCTTAATGATATGTTGGGCTCGTGGAGCAATGAATCATTAACTACTTTTGCAACTTTAGAACAATCATTAATTTTTACTCCAGGCAAATTTCAATATACAATTGGTGTCGGCGGCGATTTAGATACAACACGGCCATTGCGTATTAGGCACGGTTTTGGCGCGGCTTATATCCTTGATACCTCGGGAAACCGATACCCGCTGACGGTTATACAACAAGATTGGTGGAATTTAATAGGAAACATACTGCAGGTTAATGCTAATATTCCGCAATATCTTTATTATGATCCTCAAAATCCCTGGGGGATTTTGAATTTTTATCCTATTCCTAACGTCGGTTATACAGCGTTTTGGGATAGTTATTTGCAATTTGAGCGCTTTGGGTCGCTTGAGGTTCATGTTTCGCTCCCACTTGGCTATGTTATGGCAATCAAGCGTAACTTGGCGCTTGAATTAGAGCCGTATTATCCCAACGCCGTGGTATCACCTAAGCTTCAAAAAGCCGCTGAAACGTCGAAAGGAAATGTGAAGAGAACTAACTTTAGAGAAACTATAGCAAAATATGATGCTGAGCTTGTAAGTAAAAGTAGAGCTACCTATAATGTTTATAGAGACGGGGCTTAATTCTTGAAGACCCCTATCTTCGGTCCTTTTGCACAATCGTCATCAACTAATTTGGTTGATGCGCAGTGTATGAATCTGATTCCTCGTGTAGAAGAAACTAAGCAAGGGAAAGAAATAGGAGCTTTGTTTTTATCGCCCGGATTGGAGCTTTTTACAACTGTTGGTAATGGTCCTATTTGGGGAGAACATATTTTCTATCAAAGCGTAACAGGTCCAGCTTTGATTCATTTCTTTTTATATGTTGCTTCTGGTAATGATATTTATGCAATAGATAACGATGGTAGTTCTACATTTTTAGGATCTGTAACAGGGGTTACTGGAGAAGTAAATTTTAAAGATAACGGAGGTCAATTAGGTATTTTCACTACCACAGGTGCTTGGTTAATAGGCCATGATGGAATGGGAGTTCCTCTAACGGGAGGAACAATTGGTGTAGCTGGAATTGATTATACCGATGGAGATATAATTTACTTGTCTCCAACTACCGGAAATGCAGCGGCTACAGCAGCTGTTGAAGTAACTTCAGTAGATGGTAGTGGCGGAGTAACTGGATTTAGTATATCTATACTTAATGGATTGCCTTTGAGCGGCCTTTTTAATTTAACACCAAGCATACCTACTGGATTTGTGCAAGCGTTTACTACAGGCTCTGGAAGTGGTTTTGAACTTAGCGCGCCTACTTTCGGCGCTCCAACTTGGCTGTATCAAATCCCGCTTCCATTTGATCCTGTTGCAGGGCAGATTTCAGCCGTACAACAAGATGGATTTATCATAATATCTCAACCTTTATTTTATATAATGTGGCAATCAGAACTTCTCGATATGTCACTATTTTTGCCACTCAAGTTTGCTTCGGCTTCTGGTAATCCAACAGCTATTACCTCTATGCAACAAATCCATAGAGAGATTTTCGTTATAGAGACGTATAATACTGAGGTTTGGATAAATGCTGGAACGTCACCGTTTACATTTGCAAGGCTTGATGGAGTTTATATTGAGAAAGGGACTTTAAGTCCGGCCTCGGTTGTTCAAATTGGCGAAGAGCTTATGTGGCTCTCACAGGATACTGATGGGATTTGTAGCATTGTCCGTTTACGTGGCTATGAACCAAGAATAGTTTCAGATACTGCAGTTACAACTATTTGGCAAACATATTCTGATGTAACCAATGCTATAGCTTACGCGTATCAATTAGGCGGTAGGAGATATTATATTATATCATTCCCATCTGGAAACTCTACTTGGGGATATAATATAACTGATAGTGATTTGCTCGGAGTTCCAGTCTGGTTTCAACTCGGGCAATTTGATTCAGGAAGGTTTAATAGGCACATTGCCCAAATTAGCACCGGCAGTGGAACTCAAGGAGGGTTATTATCAGGGAAGACGATCCTAGGTGATTATAGAAATGGAAATTTATATACATATAAACCTAATGGTTTAACTGATAACGGGGCGCAAAGGAAATGGTTGCGCTCGTGGCGGGCAAGACAGCCAGGACAAGCTTCGTTTGATCCAATTAGGTTTAATGCCTTACAGATTGATATGCAAACTGGGATTGATGTTCCAATTGATACCGATCCTCAAGTTGAATTACGTTGGTCTGACGATGGCGGACATAGCTGGTCTATGGAGCATTTTATTCCAGCCGGAAAGTTAGGCGAAACTGCTCGGCGAGTTAAAATTAATCGCCTTGGTTCTACTAAAAGAAATGCAGGATTGGATAGAATATTTGAATTGTCCAGCTCTGATATGTTTCCTGTAACTATAATTGGTGCGGATTTGATATAATGGGAACAAATATCCCACCACCTAGAGAACCTCCAATAGAAGGACAGACGTTTTGGTTTACACGCCCCTGGTGGAGGTTTTTTAACCAGATTGAAACAGCTTCAGATGGGGCTATAGGTATTGCTAATAATGCGTTAAGTGTTGCAAATGCGGCCGATCTGGCAGCAGCGACAGCGCAGACGGCTGCGGTAGCAGCACAAGCGACAGCAACGACAGCTCAACTCGAAGCGTCTAGTGCATTAGATATTGGCACCGAAGCTCTGCTTAAGCCGGACCCAGTAATTCCTGACTTAAACCAAGCAGTTTTTCTTAGCTTAATGTTAGGGGCGTGATAAGTGACAATTACGCCAGTAGTTCTTTTTGGGCCGATACAGATAGGTAATGTGCCGGTAACGCTTTACACTCAACCAGCTGGAATTGGGTTTGTTAAAGAAGTCGTGTTTACGAATGTGACAGCGGGAACAGTAGCACTAACTGTTTGGATTGTTAGATCAGGCCACGCTGCAGGCGCGACTAATATTGTTATTGGTGCCGCAGCGGCAGGATTTGCATTGACTTCTGGGCAAGCCTATATCGCGCAAGAGTTAGCTAATCTTGTTCTTGTAGTCGGAGACGCAATTGTGGCAGAGTCAAATACAGCTACTAGTATCAATTGCGTCGGCAGCGGGTGGACGCAATGATACAGTTAGAGTTACCATTGCCAAAAGATGTAAGGGTAAATATTACTCAGCCTCGCGAAATTGAATTTAAAACGGTTGATGGGCTTTTTATAAAGCAGATATTTATCCGTAATGCGGGTTCGTTTGTTCCACAACATGCACATGTCTGGAATCATACAAGTCTACTTGCTAGGGGTAGCATATTTTGTTGGAAAGATGGTAAATTAGATCAGCGCTATATTGCGCCAACTACAATTTATATTATGGCAGGAATTAAGCATTTATTTCAGTCTCTTGAGGATGATACAATTATTTATTGTATTCATAATCTTCATGGAGAAGAGCAAGTACGAGTGCTTAAAGAGCACCAATTAACTGATTACGAATGAGAGTAATTTAAATGCCTTTTGGTTTTATTGGTGGGCTTCTTGGTGGTGTAGGATCTATAGTTGGGGCTGGAATCAGTTCTAATGCTGCTACTAGTGCTGCAAATACACAAGCTCAAGCTGCTACAAACGCTGCTCAACTCCAGCAGCAAACTGCACTGCAAGCTTTAAGTCAACAACAATTACAATATCAAAATACACAAAATAATTTATCACCTTATCTTAATGCAGGCGGGAATGCACTTAATGATTTAAATAATTATGCTAACCCGAATGGGTTGTTGTTTCAGAATCCAGTTGCGCTTACAGGTCAGAATCCGCAAATAAATAACTTAAGCAACGCGCCGGGTTTAAATCTTCCACAGTTTAATATGCCCCAGTTCGGGCTACAACAGTTTCAGGCAAGTCCGGATTATCAATATTTACTTAATCAAGGCCGAGATGCAGTGCAAAACTCGGCCGCAGGGAGAACCGGAGCGCTTTCTGGGAATATGCTCCAGGGCTTACAGCAAAATGCTACAGGCTTAGCTACTCAAGATTTTAACCAAGCTTATAGTGATTACGTCCAGAATTATCTAAATCAATATAATGCTACAAATCAAAATGCGATTAATACTTATGGTGCACAGAATAATCAATTCCTTAATGCACAGAATGTCCTTGGTAATTATTATAATCAGCAGTTAGGCGGTGTTGGGCAACAGCAAAGTAATATTTATAATATTCTTGCAGCAAGGACAGGATCTGGACAAAATGCTGCAGCATCACTAGGCGCATTTGGTCAAGCCGGGGTTAATAATGCCAGTAATATCTTGCAGAATCAAGGTAATGCGCTTGCATCGGGCCAGATTGGGGCCGCGAATGCCCTAAGTGCCGGACAAATTGGTTCTGCCAATGCAATAACAGGAGGCATAAATAATCTAAGTACTAATCTACTTTCAGCACCAAATCCAAATTTTAATAATAACGCTAATAGTGCTTTCCAATTTCTCTTTGGTGGCGGATTGGGTGGTACAGGGGCGCTGAGTGGCAATACCAATGCGGATTTTAGTGGTTAATTAGTTTATGCCTTACGATACCCAGTTAGATCCTAGAATTATACTTGGGGCTGGTAAGCCTTCAGGGCCTTTTGGTCCTGATATGAGCCAAATTTATCAGTCTCAAAACCAGGCTTATAGAAATGTGTTGCAGCAGCAAGATTTGGCTGGACAAAACGCGCTCCGTGGTGCATTTCAAAATCAAAATATGTTAAATCCAAACACAGGCTTACCAAATACTCAAGCTCTTGGAATGGTGGGTCAGGTAGATCCTAAGCTCGCACTTGAATATATGGCTGCCACACAAAAAATTAATGAAGAACAACAGCGTGCGCAAGTTACAGGTTTAATGGCAAATCAGAAGATTGGGAGTATATTCGATAAGCAAGTTGTGACGCCATTGGTGACTTACGCTAAAGACTTACAAACACAAAATATACCACAAGATCAACAAGATGTAATGATAGAACAAAAACGCCAAGAGTTTATGAAGGACATGCAGAAAAGTCAAGGCTTTTCTGATTCTACTATGAATAAGCTTGATACGAAATATGATCCTGTACGTTGGCCTTTAGGATCGGAAGGTTTTAAGAAACGCGAAGAGGATATAGCTAAAGGCTGGAAAGGGCCGTATACAGATAGTAAAGGCGCTGTGTATTGGTTGAACGAATTTTTAGGTCCAGGAGCTTTTAATCAGGATCGTACAGCGCCCTATAATCCGGTTGGGGCCGCGCGTACTGCTGGTCAAGAACCTAAACCTATGGTTGATGTAAAACCAGATGGAACTAAGGTCCCAATTCAATTTGATCCGTTAAATAATACTTATCTGAAAGATAATGAACCTTATAAACCTACAAATCCACAGAGAATTGGAGTAGAGGGTGGTAAGGGCGCCGGACCTAAAAATTTACCTGCTCCATTAGAAGCCGATATAAAAAATCCTGATACTGGTAAGTCAGAGCGGCGAGGAATACGCCAAGAACAATTGCCAGATGGAACCGTAAGGACTGTATTTGCAGGTGGACCCGATGCGGGCAAAGAAGTTCCAAAAGAACAGTTAGGAGAAGTCAGAACTAAAGGCGAACAGGCCGGACAAGAAGCAATTGATGCCACTGCAGAGTCCATAGCAGATTATAGAACACCACCATTGAGCCCTTATGCTCAGGTCCGTGGAAATGGGCCGGAAATAATGGAGGCTATTAAGAAAGCCAATCCTGAATATAATGCACAAAAATATTACCAAGCAAACTCTGTAAGACAAGACTTTGCTCGTGGGGCAGCATCGAAACGGATCGATGCTTTAAATACCGTAACACAGCATCTTGAGGTATTTGATGATTTAGGCAAAGCTCTAAAAAATGGAGATGTTAATGCAGTTAATAGTGTTGTCAATTATGCTAAGACACAGCTTGGACATCCAGAAGTTACGAGTTTTAATGCCGCTAAAGATGTAGTTGCAGATGAAGTGATCAAGGCTGTAATAGGTTCAGGCGCAGTTTTTGATAGAGAAGGAATGACAAAGAATTTATCCGGCTCCAGATCACCTGAACAATTGCATGATGTTGAAGTTACGATAAAAAGATTAATGGCCGGCCAAGTGGGCAGTTTAGAGAAACGATGGACTTCTGTAGGGCTTAAGAAGGATGAATTCGGAGAAAAGTTATTGCCGGATACTCTGGCAGCGGTAGATGAATATTTGCCTAAAGAGAAGAAAGGCGAAGGAAGCGGTTCGAGTCAAACTCAACCTTCAAGCCCTTCCGGCTCAGCTTTTGCACCGTTGCCTGGTAAAGAACATTTCGATACTTTAGATCAAACTATGAAATCTCTTCCGCGAGATGGAAGAACATATCCGGTTCAAGATAAATCTACCGGACAAGTTCATTATTATAAAAATGGCGCTGAAGTACCAAAACCACCTGGAGTGCCTTAAATGGCTTATGCTGTAGGCGCTCCGATTGATGATCCTAGCACATTAGGGGTTAGTGCAAGCGCGCCTAGAGCTGATGTGTCTTTGCCATCTAGACGTGAGCGTGATGCGCCAATATTAGTTCAATATATCCCAAGCGACGATTTATTAAAAACTACGGGCCTAAGTCCAGAACAGTATGACACTTATCGACATCATATGGCAAAACGTGAGGCCCCTAGTTATAGTAAACCTTTTGAAAAAACAGGAAGCAAAACTACTCTTGAAGTTGGCGGTCAATATCAGATGGGGCCGGAAGAAATTGCTTCAGCAGCTAAGCATTTAGGTATTGATGCCCCTTCTAAAGAAGAATTCTTGAAAAATCCCCATCTTCAAGAGCGTTTGTTTGATGCTTATACAGTGCAGCATGCTCAAGAGTTAATGAAAAATGAGACCTTTAAAGAAGCAGATCCAGCAAAACGAGCGGCAATCTTAGCTGGGGCACATTTAGGTGGGGTGCAGGGAGTCGAAGATTATTTAGCTGGCAAAAGTGATCCGAGCGACAAAAATAAAACTACCATAAGTAATTATGTTAATAGTACTGCTCGTGTAATGGGGGCGCCACTAATAGGTGTCTCTGATTGGACACCAAGCAATAATGCGATTGCGTCAGAACAAAGAAGATCTAATACTGATGTAGTTGATATGAGCCCAGAGCAGTTTCTTTCACTTCTCCCTCCTATACCTAAAGATGAACCTAGTTTAGCAAAACGAGATAATTTACAAAGGTCGCTAGCTTCAGGAGATCAAATTGAACAAATTCCTTCGCTTGAAGTAAAATCTAAAGGGGATGATCTTAAAGTCGTTGATCATGATGGGAGACATAGGGCACAAGCAGCTATTGAAGCCGGATTGGATACAATTCCTGTTTCAATTCGTGGTGCGGATGACGTTGCAGGTTTTAAAAATCTAGTTGGAAAAACAACTGTTCCAATTGATTTTACTAAGGTTGCTTCAAAACTGGAGCAAGCACCAGTACAAGCACCGGTCCAGTTACAAGCAAGGCCAATCGGGCCGCAACAAGTTACACAAGCTCCACAACAACCCTCTTCTCCAACTGTAGCTACTGCTCCTATTCCACCGGCCCCACAGACTCCATCTAAGCCTGATTTTTATCCACAAATCGTAGCAGGAATTAATAAAGACATAATTAATCCTGCCTCTCAAGGCTATCGTGGGGTTGCTGTTCCGAATCCAACGACCGATATAACTGCCGGACAGCGAATTGCAAATGCTAATGCGTCAAGTGCGGGTCAAGTAGGCTTACCGTCAAGAAATGTATTGGCTTCGGCTTTATCAGCAATTAACCCTATCGGTTCCGCTCAAGCTGCTGAAGGTAGTGTAGGTTTAAGTCCAAATCAACCATCGGCTTCTGCACCAATTCCTCCCGTTTCATCGCCACAAACATCTCCTTCTTCTGGCTTTGCTATTGGCGCCCCTATTGAATCTGGAAACTTTGCAGTTGGTGCTCCAGTCGGACCAAATCCGCGCCAATCTTATGTTCCAACTCCTGAAGATGTAATTCCGCCTATTGTAAATGCTTTAAGTCCGATGTTAGGTACTGGAGTCATGGCAGGTATAGCTGGGCTCCGTAATCGCCCGATGAGTTTTGATGAATGGAAAGCTGCGCGAGACAAGGCTTTAGCTGAGACACAATTACCGGAGACTGAGACCGGGAGGAAGATTTCTAAATTCTTTGGCGCTCCGGGGCAGTTGTTAGGTTGGGCGGCTGAACAAGTTTTAGGAGATAAAACTAAATATCTAACTCCAGTTATGGATGTCTTAGCTCCAGCTTCCATTTTAGCTCCTGGAATTGGTAGTGTAGCTACGGCGCCTATTAGACCTATACTTAATCGAGCTTTACAGACGCCTGAAATGGGTGCCGTCCGGGCCGCCAATGCAGCTTACAGAAGTGAGCTTCCGGCCGGTGGTGTAGCTAATACTGAAATTGCTAACCGTATGGCACAAGCACAAGGGGCTGGAATCCCACTAACTCCTAAAGATATGTTCTTGCCAGGTGAGGCGCAAAATGTACGGTTAGCTCATGCGTTAGAAAACTCTCCTGAAGCTCGTAAACAAATACGAGATGTATCAGAAGCTAGAACACGAGGTACAGAAGTTTCGCCGGCGCAAGAACGTGTAGGTGGAAGTCTAGAACGTGGCGATGCCCATGTTACTAATGCTTTCGGGTCAGGCTCAGCTAGAGATATAAGTGAAGCTTTAAATAAAAATCTTACTAAAAATACTAGCTTATTAGGACAAGCTAGGACATTATTAGATGAATCTAAAACTCAACTACAAGATCGTATAGATACATTAAAGAATATTAAAGTACCTTCAAAGCAAATCAAAGCTGATCCTGATGTAGCTAGATTGCGTACAATGCGTAATAGGCGTGAAGCTGAGGTTAAAGACCTTAATAAAAAGATTGATAATGACAACGCTTCACTTGATGCAGTTAAAGAGGGACAAAAAATCTTTTCTCCAAATGTCCGTTCGGAGGATGTTGACAAATTTGTAGCTAAAGCGAAACCCGAACAATTAGATGCGTATCGAATTAGCGTTGGTGATGCAGTTCGAGATCAGTTTAGGCGTGTACGAGAGCTTGGCACAGAAACCAGTAAGGTTAGTATTCCACAAAATATGAAAAATAAACTTTCCTCAGCACTTGGTTCAATGCAAGTCGCTGAGGGTTTTATGCGTAAGATGGCACTAGAGGATCAGGTAACTGCCGGGGCTGAAAATGTGCTTACTGCTTTGGGAAATGAACCTGGGGCAGTAAGAAGAGCTGGGGCGCCATTCCGACGGGCGCTTGAATCTCTTGGTCATATCGGTATGAGCACTGCTATGGGACATGGTATTCATGGAGCTGGATATCAAGCTATTAGATTTGGCAGAAATGTTTTAGACTATATGGCCTATGGTGGTGGATTTATGGGCCGTAAGCGAGGAACCGAGATTAGTAAGCTTTATACAGATCCTAATGCAAATATTGCAACGTCAGGAAAGAATTTATTTCAATCGCCAGCCTTACCTGCGCGCCGCCAAAATATCTTAAACACGCTTCCGTATGGTCCAGCTGCTACTTATTCCGCCACGCAAAACTATGCGCCAAATCAATGATACCAAAAATAATTATCGTCCCTATCGAATATCAACGATTCACCACTATTGGTGATTGGTATGAAGATAAATATGGGAATTTTACAATTTCAATCTCCTATTTATATGATTGGAAATATGAATTTTTGGTCTTGATTCACGAATTAACTGAATGGGCTATTTGTCAATCAATGGGAGTTAAAACTCAAGCTTGCGATGATTTTGACGGGCTTTGGGAAAGTGAGATTAAGAAAGGTATTCAAGATATTAATACCGAAGCAGGTTTTGATCGCCGGTGTCCGTACCGACGTGGGCACGTTTGGGGGGCACGAATGGAACGTTTATTCTGTTTCCTGCTCCGCGCCTCTTGGAAAGACTATTGTGAGTCGTGCGAACGTGCTATAAAGAATTATTCTAATTCTAAACAGAGTTCAAGTAATGCCTCTGTTTAAAGCTACTCTAGGCATACTAGGCGGTATGGGCCTTAGAGCAACAAGTAATTTTCTTGATTGTCTGGTTAAAGAAATTACTGAAGTTGGCGTTACGGAAGATAGTGCGTTTCCTACCATAATTATGCTAAGTATTCCTTTACAAGAATGGGGAATTTTGGGATCGACAAATAAAGATCATGTTAGCGCACAAGTTAATAATGGCTTGAAATGGCTACGTGAAGCCGGCGCAGATTATATAGCTGTTCCTTGCAACACAGTTCACGAGTTTATAACCGATAAGCATGTGATTAACATTATTGATGAGACTTTAAAAGAATGTCGAGATAAAAATCTTGGCGTTCTTTGCTCCAATCAGACCAGAGAGTCAGGGTTATATGAAAGGAGTGGGTATAATATACAATATTACCCAAACCAATCTACAATCGATGGATTGATTGAAGCTGTTCAGCATGGGAAAAACCCTGATATTAGTTTGATGCTAAATGCTGAGTTCTCTAATTGCTCTACTATCATCCTTGGTTGTACTGAGCTTTCGCTTTGTTCAAATATGAATCGTTGGGGGAATAGGACTATTTTAGATTCAACTAAAATCTTGGCGAAGGCTTCTATAAAAGCCCTAATGTAATGAAATATATCTTCTTTACATTCTCTGGGCATTCATTACCGATAGCCAAGCGGTTGATTGATGAGGGCAATGAAGTCGAGGTCGGTCAAGTTTCAAGGCCCGAAAAGCTTAATGTCAAAGGCTGGCAGGCCCATAAAGAGACTCCAGAGGAACAACGCCGCCGGCTTTCACTTTATGATGGAATTATTGAAAAACAAGACGCCGATAAATTACTAAATAATCTTCGTTTTAACAAGGACAAAGAGGATATCTTTGTTGTTCTTGATCATAATAACCTTTGCGAATACGGTGAAAAATTAAATTCGATGGGATATATCGGTTTAATCCCGCTTCGTGAAGATTATACAATGGAAAAAGAAAGAACGGCGGCGAAGAATTTTGTTGAAAAAAATTATTCTTTACTTCAAGTGCCTGAATCAAAAGAATTTAAGAAAGCCCAAGATGGAATTGATTTAGTCGAAGATTCTGATGAGCTCTGGGTTCTTAAGAGTAATGGAAATATCGGTGATACCATAGTTCCACGAACTACTGATACCCAACTTAATCATATGGTAATTATAGGCGCACTCAAGTGCGACTCAAAGGATTATGAAAAGGAGGGATATATACTTGAAAGGAAACTTAGATCGCCTATCGAATTTACTCCACAGCTTGCATTTTGGAACGGTGAGCCGATTTACTCACATGTGGAAATAGAATGCAAGCCAATTGGGGCCGGAGACACTGGCCCCGACGGTGGAGGAGCTTTAAATCTAGTCGTCAAAACCAACCTAGACGACGAAATAAACGCTATGTTTTTCCCCCCAATTATCTTCGAGATGGCAAAGAAACGCTCGGGCTTATTTATTTTCGACGCTGGGATACTTTATGACGAAGATGATTCAAGATTTTATTTTACTGAGTTCGCAGGGAATAGATGGGGTTGGGGTGGAATCTATTCGGAACTATCTATGGCAACTAATAAGAATAGAAATGCGACCGAATATTTTGAGCGCGTAAGTGCTGGAAAGAGTCCTCTTCATTATAAATATGGTGCTACGGTTAGTTTATATAATATCCTCCCTGATAAGAAATTTGCGTCGTTGGAGTGTGACTGTTTGCCGATTTATTGGCGAAGAGCGGCAGATGAATATTTATGGTTGTATCAGATAAGGAAAAATGAAGAAGGGGTTATTGTAAATACAGGATGTTTTAAAGATTCAATTCTTGGTTACGCTAGTGGATGTGGAGATTCATTATCGAAATGTATCAGTTTAGCTTATAAAGTAATTGATAATTTTGCATTTAAAGAATTCCTTTTTAGACCTAAAGGTGATTTTTTATCTAAAGATTATCCAAGCTCAATTTTAAATCGTTTAGAGGCGATTAAAGAAATATTAGATAATATAGAAAAGAAAGAAGCCGCATAAATGAAATTAAAAATAATTCTATTTCTTGTCTTTATGATATCGCTTTCTGCTCATGCTCAAGTTCCAGTATTTGTTGCGCCGGAGTTTATACAACATTTTTTTCTTACCAATGGTTCTGTTTGTGCTGGGTGTCAATTGTTTGTTTATCAAGCTGGAACAACTACAAAAACTCCGACTTATATTGATAGTACAGGGACTACAACTAATACAAATCCGGTTATTATGAATTCTCGCGGGGAGCCACAAGCAGGAGCACCGAATGGATCTATTGGTATTTGGCTTGCTGCAGGGCTTTATAAAGTCGTACTTGCTCCAGCTAATGATTCTGATCCTCCTACTAATCCCATTTGGACAATTGATGGTGTCTCAAGTTCGCTTATTCAACCTACCGCGCCAGTAAGCTCGGTATCGCCTTGTGTTCCGGGTGAATTTGCTCAGGACACAAGTTTCTTTTATAGCTGTGTAGCTATAAATACTTGGAAACGTGTCGCGTTAAATTCGTTTTAATCATGGAGTGTAGTGGCTATGAAAACAATATTCGGAGTTATATTTACAGTTTCGCTAGGCTTCAGTCAGGTTGCTCTTTCTCAAGATGTTCCACAAACTCCTCCTAGTGATACAGAATATGATTCGCAACGTTTTACGTTGCTTAATGAACAGAATAAGTTCCTTACTATGACAATTCTTCGTGATCGGGCGCAAGCTAAAGAAACTGCAGCTTGGTGGGCCGAAGTTTGGAAAGCATTGCCTGATCCTAATAAAGTTGGAGTTAAATGAAACTAATCTTTAAGACTCTTGTCTTAGCTTGTTTGGTAGCGTTAGTTTCAACTTCAGCTAACGCTACCTGTGAGCGCGTGGTTCAGAATGGAACTGTAATAAATGGTGCTCCGGTAGTTTTTATTACTGAATGCTTGATTGCTCGTGCTGGCGGCAGTGCTGGGAGTACAATTGCTAATGGCCTCCCTATGATTACCGACCTTGGTGTTATGGGGCCGTTTGGGATTATCGACGCTCCAATTACAGGGGCGTATCATAAAGGCGTATTTAGCTGGCAAGGTAATAATCTTGTTTTAGCTCTTAATGGTCTTGGCGGCGCTGGCGTTCCAGGGCTTTGTTTATCAATTAATGGCGGGCAATTAATATCGCTTGGCGGCTCAAGTTGTGGTGGCGGAGGCGGGGGCGGCGACGCATTATTAATTCAAACTGGAAGCAAATTATTAATTCAAACTGGCAGTGTATTATTGATTCAGTGAGGAAATTTAATAGTATGAAGAAATTAATCTCTTTCGTATTTGCTTCACTGGGTTTTATAAGTCCAGCGTTAGCTGATGGTACAATTAACACATTAAATCCTGGTAATTCCCTGACTGGATCAGAGTTGATTCCAATGTTTCAGGGTAACAACCCTATGACGACAACAAACCCAGTAGCACTTGGAACTTATCTTAATGGGACCTTTCTTGTAAAAGGAAGCAATTTCATTCCAGGGGGAATGACAATATTAAATTATAATGCGTCTAATTTGACACTTCCTCCGGCTGCTGGATCTGTTCTACAAGTAATCGGTACTGATGGTGTTTCCGCAAGAATTGAAGTAGATTCTTTTAATACACCAGCGAAGCATGATGTGGTATGTTACGGGGGAACTTTTGCTTCTAGGACTGGTGTATTAGGCGGAACCAATTGCGGTGGTTATGATGTCTTTGCTTACAATGGTACTTCTGCTATTGGTCCTTTGGCTGGCATAGGATTTTTCACATCTGAAAATCAATCATCCGGCCACGGAGGCATGGAGACGGTTTTAACTACAACTCCAAATGGAACCACTACAAGGATTAATAGAGTTAAAATTACTAACGATGGAGCAATATTGGTTCCAGATACAGTTACTGGAGGAAGTCAAGGCCCAGGGACCATTAATATGGCAGGGTGTTTTGTTAATGGTGCTCCTTGCGGTGGTGGGGGCGGTGGATCTCCAGGAGGAATTACTAATAGTTTTCAATTTAATAACTCTGGCGCCTTTGGCGGTTCATCAAATCTACTCAATGGGGCTGGCGAGGTAGTTGTTAATTATAATTCCTCAACTTTACCGGCGCCTCTTGGTGGAACAGTTTTACAGATTGCCTCGCCGAATTCTACCCTTACAAGGGCCGAGGTAGACGCATGGGGCGCCGGATTTGGACCTAATTGGACCACCAGATTTGCTCGGGGGACTGCTGCTGCACCGTCGGCGGTTCAAAGTGGAGATAACATTGGCGGATTTAATTCTTTCGGATACGGCGCAAGTGGATACTCAGTTAGCAATCGCGGTGGTTTTCGTGTAGTCGCAATTGAAAATTGGAACGATAGCGCTCAAGGAACCGAAGTCGATATTGATACTATAAATCTAGGATCGCTGAATTTAATTCAAGCCGCTAGGTTTTCCAGTGCTAATGCTATCTTCAATCATAGCGGAGCAACACTGCCGACTCCGCTTCCTGGAACAGTTCACCAAATTGCTGGGCCTACTGGAAACAATGTCAGGGCTGAGCTAGATTCTTGGGGAGTAGGATTTGGGCCTAACTGGACAACACGTTACGCTCGCGGAACTCCCGGTGCGCCATCGGCAGTGCAATTAGGGGATAATATCGGCGGATTTAATTCCTTTGGTTATGGTGCAACCGGGTATTCCTTCAGCAACCGTGGTGGTATGAGAGTCCTCGCTACTGAAAATTGGACCGATACTGCACAAGGCACCGAGACTGATATTGATATTACAAATACAGGAACTCAAACGTTAGCACAAGCAGCCAGATTTTCTAGTAATGGGTCTGTGATAGGCACACCTACTGGTAGTTTTCAAGGCCCTGGAACACTTAATATGGCAGGGTGCTTTATTAACGGCGTTGCTTGCGCGACATCTGGCGGCGGTGGTATAACTTGGCCAGCAACAAATGATATTGTTATTTCTAATGGAACTAGTTCGCCTGCAGGACTTGCACCTGTTAATGGGTCCTTAGTTATTGGTGCTGGCGGAGTCTGGGGAACATTAGGAATTGGGTTGAATACTTATGTTCTTACATCGAATGGTACTACTGCATCTTGGCAGCCTGCAAGTGGCGGCGGCAGTGGTACAGTTTCAAGCTGCTCGACTATCTATGCGCTAGGTTATTACGCCTCGACTGGCACCACAATTTCATGCCTTCCGAGTTCTGGAACGCCAACAACTATATTGCATGGTAATACGGCAGGCCCAGCAACATACGGCCCGGTCAATCTTAGCACTGATGTATCCAGTCTATTGCCAGACGCGAATCTTAATCCAGCAGGGTTCGGGCCGGCTGGGAGTTATACCAGCGCGAATATTACGGTGAGCGCAACAGGGCGCATAACGGCGGCTGCCAATGGTGGCGTCGCAGGCAATTTCTTTACCACCAACGCGGCGACGACGGGCGGCCCAACTGTCTATGCCTTAGCACTGACAGGGTATGCAACCAATGCTGGGAATTATATCTGCACTGCATCATTTACCCCAACGAATGGCGCAAATCCCACGCTTAATCCAAATACGACCGGGCCGAAACCAATTCAGCTTCTAACTTCGACAGGGCTTGTCTCATTAGCTGGCGGCGAGATCCCAAACGCTAAACCTGCGTGTTTTATTTATGATGGTACGAATTATATCTACCAATCTATACAGGTAGCTGCACCGCCATTATTTGCTACTGATACGGTAACTCTACCAAAGTGGGTTGGATGCCAGTCGTATGTTATCACGACTGCAGCGCAGACGATTACGCTTCCAACTTCAACCGGGCTCCCGACAGGTGGCTGTGTCAATATCACGACGATTGGTGTAACGGCGCAACTTGCACCAACCGGCGCTTCAGGTGACGCGATTGATAACGGTCAAGTTGGCGGCGGCGCTGCAAATGCGGCAATCACGCTACCGGCTGATTTTTCAGGGCAAGTGACTTATAGCGGAACCCCAGGCGTAACGGCGTTTTCAATTCCTCTTGGGCCGGTACAATACGCACCGTTATCTTGGGGAGTTGGAGCAGATCTATCGCTTAACACGGGTGGAATTGATTTCGTAAGATTTGCGACGCCACGTGTGGTTTACGGTGTCAAGTGTAAGAATAATACGCTAGCTGGCACTGCACAAACTATGACGTTTAAGTATCAGACTGATGCAGGCGGAACGATGGCTACGGGAACTACTATCTCTTCTGCGCCATTTGATATGAATGCAAATCTTGGATTGGAACAAACGATTACCTTGACATCAAGCCCACTTCCCGTACCTGCCGCTTACTCTGTTGGAAGTACTATTAGCGGTAGTTCTACAGCAGGTTCCGGCCGCTGTCAGTACACATATAGATAAGAGCCGTTTAAAAGCGTGATTACACGACGTAGGCTTATCGCAAGTGCGCTCGCCGCTCCGGCTATTATTCGTCCGGCTTCAGCTAACTTATTGATGATGCCTGCTGCGGGTGGTGGTAGCTCCACAAATTTTATCACAGGTGAAACGTTAGGCGTGTTGAATAATAATGTCACCGATCTTCTCGGCTTTATTATGACGACAGGAGCAACGCCCATTACGATTACGGATCTTGGTCGCTGGAAAATATCTGGTAATAGTCTAACGCATACGATTTATATAATTGACATCGGCTCTGCTGGAATGACTAACCCCGGCACATCTCTAGGCTCTGCAGTTGTTAATTTATCTGGCGGGACAATAGGTGCGTTTAATTATACAACATTGGGCTCGCCTGTAACGCTAGCAGGTAGTCATCAATATCTTGTTGTTTCATCAGAGACCGCTAGCGGAGATCAATGGTATGATCAGACGACAGTCGTCACAACAACTACTGTCGCGTCTATTACGCAGTCTGCGATAATATCAGGTTCTAGTCCTACAGGAACATGGACAACAACCAGTATTGCTAATACTGATTATGGTCCATGTGATTTTAAATATCATCTGTGAGCTTTTAGATGCGCCGCCGTGATCTATTAAAGATTAGTCCGGGGTTGCTGGTCCCGAAGATCGCTTTGGCGCGGCCTAAACATGGCGGCGGCGGTGCGGGGGCTCCTCCACCAACGCAGACTATTACAGCCGTTACGTTATCGAGTAATACCGTTGTGGGTGGCGCCGGATCAGCCAATACGGTAATTGGGACCGCAACCGTTGTGCTCTCACCATCGAGCCCAAGTGCAAGTGGTATTGTTTGGAGCCTAGCGGGAACTGATGCAAGCCATTTTGTAATCAATTCATCGACGGGCGTTTATAGCGTAAGTGGCTCTGATATTACGCCAGGGGTTTATAATGATGTGGAATTTGTGCCGACAAATGTGGCTTACACAGGATCAGGAACACATTTTACAAAAACTATAACAGCAACTGCTGTTGCGACGCCAGTAGCTATAACATTCAATCCAGCATCGCCAGCTACGGTTTATGACACAGCGTTGTCCGGCGCGACAGTGAATATGCCTACTGTCACGATGTCAGATTCATCCACATTCACCGGAACGTGGGGGATACCGACAAATCCGGGCGGATTGCTGGTATTTTCTGGAAGTAATCTTAACCTAACACGAAATCTATCGCCCGCTGATATTGGCACGCCGCTTTTTACTATTAGTGCCCTAGAACACTCGACCACGATTACAAATAATCTGACACTGAACATCACGGCGCCACCTGCAGGTGTTAATTTTATTACGTCGGTCACTGCCAGCACGAGTATGAACACGTATGGGTTCCCACTCGGGTTTGCGTTCACAGTTGGCAGCTCACCCATTACCGTCTCTGCTCTTGGTCGCTATAAGGTCAATTCGGGCGATAACCAAACACATTCATTATATCTGCTAGATCCTACAATTGTAGATCCAGGTGGGAAATATCGCGTTGTGGCCGGCGGTTCAGCATCGGTCAATATCGGCAGTGCAACAGTCAATACGTTCACATATGGCAGCGTAGTGAGTCCAACTACGCTCCTCACGGGACATCAATATATTCTGATCAGTACTGAAACTAATGGCGGCGATCATTGGTTCGATCAAGGATGCGCTGTTACATCAACGGCTGATGCAGTGGTAAATTATCCCGTCTTCGTAAACGGCCCTGCGTTTAATCAGAACGTAACGCCGAATGGTGGCGGGAATCATGCCTACGTGCCGCTTGATTTTATCTATTCGGTTGGCGCCACGGCGGTTGCTACAATACAGGGTGGCCCTGGCTCGGTGGCCGGGCCAATAGTTAACAATGCGCAGGCGCTATTCTATCCGACATTAACCTCCGGCGGGATCGGCACTGTAATCAGCGGATCAGCCGTTATTATGAACGCGACTTGGGTCAATGGAGGGCCTGAGCTGTCTTTCCCCGGCGTATCCGTCACTGGACAGTGGATGCGAGATAACGAGATCCCGATAAGTCCCGCCATTACATCGACTGGGGCGATAATCTCTGGTGGACATTTCAACGGACAACCAGGTTGGTTTACTTATACTTTAGATACAACTACGATTCCAGATGGGGCTCATACGGTTTACTGTCGGATTATTGATAGCGGGACCAGTCCTGCTCTTTCGTGCTATCAATGGGGATCGTGGGGGAAACCCTTTATTGTATCGAATGGGAGCCTTAATATTGGCAATCAGACCATTTGGACATCGCAGTATTCAATAGGGCCGCGCTCACAGGTGCCAAAGCCTGATAGTGTCGCTTATAATAGCATTCCCAATCCAGTGAATGCTACGTATCCATATCCCTATGCGGTTTCGGCGACAGCTACGGCTCGGGGCGGCGATCTGACGCGGTTTAGAGATGTAACGACAATTTGCGCCGAGGCCATTAATGCCCCAAGAGGCGGGGAATATCTTGGGCCGCCACAGTTTTGCACGACGCTACCAAGTAGCGGCAGCGGCGGAGTGTTTGTTGGGCATCAAGATCCGCTAGTTGACGCTGGAAGTAATGCGGGCGCGTATCCCTATGTAATTCGGCAGAATTATCCAGATGGCACGAGACTAAATAATCAAACGGCGAATATTAGTACTTTCGTTGAGGCGCCAACGTGGTTGACTGGTGCTGGCGCGTGGCTCGGGTGCAGTGTTGAGGGTCGATTTTTCATCACCGACCAGTTTGGTAATACGACTACTCTAGCGGGATATACGCGCGATCGCACAGTATTAACGGTAGATCCAACTAATAGCACCGATAGTGAGTCCGATCTTACGCGGGTTTTAATTGGCACGTTTCCAACGGACGTTGATCTTGGCGGCGCGACTGATCTGGTTGTTGATCCGCGAAATGATCATATTGTTTATGTGCTATGTCAGAATGCTGCCAATTGGCTTGCTAAGATCACGCTGACGGGGACTAGTCTGGCGGGCGGTGTGACAGCGGCAGTAACTGTTTATGCTGGCTTGCCGGGAGCGCCCGATGCATATGTCGAGGCGCCCGGAACAGGCGCGACGAACGCACGGTTTTCTCAACCCATTAGCTTAGTAATCGTTGGCACAGTAAGCAATACGGCGGCGCCTAACGGCGATCCGGTCGGTACGATCTACATTGCGGATCAGGGCAGCGCTGATCCGGCGCTCCCAAATAATAGTGCCATCCGCCGAATATCAGCTAACGGTTTAACTGTTGATACGCTATATGGCGGTACTGTAGGCCCAACGCTGCCAACTGGAGCGCAAGTCAACGATTATACGGTAATCACCATTACGTCGATGAGTTGGAGCGCGACGGGCGGCGGGACGGGGACTATCGTATCAGCTACGCCGATAACCTATGTTTCCGCGATTGGGTGTTCCGTAGCTTTTCTAGGTGTGGTGAATTCAGGATCGGCTCCCGTAAACTCTAGCGATGGCGGACCAGCGGGATCGCCAAAGTTTTATGTAAATGGGTTTACTAATAATACCCATTTTACTATTGCTATGCCGGGGACTTCTGGTGTTGACTTCAATCCGGGGCTCTTTGGCGGGACCATTCAAATCTTTAGCTATGCTTCTGATAAGTACAGTCCGCCCGGCACCGTATCGCTAACCGGGCCAGCCGGCTGGACTGCTTTCCCCGGTTTTATTCGATGGAGTTCAGCACAGCATTTAGTTTTGTCAGAGTTTTGGACAGATAATGTACGGGACATCAATCTGGCGGCGAATACAATCAGGCGTATAGGAACGTTTGATAATCGCATTCAGGCGTTAGATCCGGCGCCGGGTAGCTGGCTGGGGATGGACTGTGATTATGCTGGAGTGCTTGGCCCAGTTGATGATATTATCTTAGCTAAGTTCCAATCCAACGCGAGCGCCGCTCATTACGTCTGGCGCGTAGGGTTTGATAGTACTGGTTTCAATGGCGGAAGTGCCTATACTCAAGGGAGCTTCAGTGACTTTGGCTCCTTTCCAACTATTGGCCAATCATCGACACTTTTAGCGGGAGCGGGACATTACCCCTGGGCATGGTCATTCTCGCGCACACAAGGCCGCGCAATCTCGACCGGTACAGCAAATGCGGCGCCCGCATTTCACCGCATTATGGAACCTGGCGATGTAGTAGTTAATATCGGCACCAGTCAGAACATTGATTTCGCGAAATGGACGAATGGTAATAATATATGGAATCAGGGCACCGTAACGGCGTTTCCCTGGACTGCGCGACCGGCGTTTAGCGCACTTTGGGGTTTTTGGGGTGACGGGCAAATCCTGGGACACACTTGGGATGACTTAATGCACAACACGGCATTAGGAAGCTTTGCGTCAAGCTCCCCAGGCGACGCAGGCGATATTGCACTTGCGAATTATATCCGCGCCGGCATGGGCGGATCAGTTCCGCGCCCTGAGATCACCGGCAATGATATGCGGGATCTGATTTATTTTATTAGGCGAAATACTCTGCTTGGTAGTGGATTAGTTGGTGGGCCGGCTTTGGTTGTTCCGGGTGCGGATGATGCTAACGTTACGCCGCCGTTGATCCTGACGTTAAGCGCGGTGCATAATGCGCCCGTAGGCGGGTTTGAATCCCTCACCGTAACGTGGACAACTGATACCTCTTGTATCGGATGCGCAATGGCAGGAACAAGCTCGCAGCTTGGTCAGCCGTGGCCGACAAATATTCCCTCAGAGATTGAAAGTAGCTACGGCACGAGCCATAGTGTTACCATTGCGGCGCCTAATGGTATCAAGCTGGGCGCGTCGCCGATATATTACCGCGTGATTGCTAAGGACATGGCAGGAAATTGTGTCTATTCAAACACCCTATCGGTGGCATGAAGAGAGGTCAGTGAACAATGCGCAGGATGAGTACCGGAGAAGCTAGAAGACGATTTGCCGAGATCATCAGGGAATCAGCACATACAGTTATAACAAGACATGGGAAAGATATTGCGGCCGTGGTTCCTATAAAAGATGTCCGGCAATTACCCCCAGGTGCGATTCAAGTTCTACAAAACCATGAGATACTGATCTACTCTGGAAAAGATGGGTATTAATGAGCGAAAGTAAGCTATAGATATGCGAAGAGTCAGCTTACTCTTACTTATTGTATCGCTTGCTACGACACTGATAGGGTTGTTGGTTTCGCTGCCAAATCGCGCAAATATGCTTTTTATGCCGTCAGGGTCAGGTGGTGGGATTAGTCCAGATGGATCTTTTATTCAAGCTCCGGCAACTGGAGTCACGGGCGCTGCGGCGGGATCATTAAGGACCGTATATGGTACTTTCTCATTCGGGGATTTATACGCGCCTGTCCCGCATTATGGTGGCGGACAGCTTTACATCCCGTTGCTAAACGGCGTGCAGATGGAGCCGGGGCAGACGTTCGTATGGGCGCAGTTCTTTTATGTCGGGTACGGCGGGAACGCTTTTGCAATGGTTACGGGTGATCAGCTACAAGCATCGTGGAGCAATAGTTCGTGGAACGGTGATAATGGTGGCACAGGGCCGGGACCATTTACCGGGTTTCCAGGCTTTGGCGGGGCTAATCAGATACCCGTTGGGACGCCGACCCCACCAACATTGCCGACAGCTTGGGCCGGTCCTTACACACCATCAGCAGATGGTACAGCGATCTCAGGTGGAACAGGAACCTTAACCTCAGCACGGGGAGATGGTGGGATATGGACTTTTGGTGCTGCTAGCGGCGGCGGATATATCATGCAGCGCCAGGGTATCACCGTATCGACGCCCAATTCAGGCTCGCTCACGCCTTATATCGTCACCGATATGCAAATAAGCGCGTTTGGCTCGTTATTTTTTAAGACGGTAGATACAGTGTGGCACGTATGGAGCGGTCATCAGGCGAACGCCTCGACGGGGCCGCCCGGTACGGTGCCGATTCCAGTGGCGGTTAACTTCACGCCAAATGGATCGCTACCGCATGTGACGGTTGGCTCGGCGGATGGAACATTCGTCGCAGGCGTCGTGACCACTATGAGTGATGGGGGCAGTTCTGTCGGCACGCTTTCTATCGGCCTCGACTTTAACACTGGTACGCGATTGTTGCGTAACTGGAATAGCGCCGATCCCTGTCCGTCTAGCTGTTCGGCAAATACGACGATAGTTGTGTGCGGCGTTGGCACTATAGGCACGGGGCTGGGATGCGTCGGCACTTATAATGGATCGAGTTCTCCGGTGACTGTAACGCAAAATGGAGCTTCGATCGTGTCAAAGATTAACGCGCAATGACCTAATGAGGATCTCCCTCGACTATCAGACGGGTAGCGAGCATAAGCGCATGCGGCTTTGCCTGAGCTTCTATGGCAACGGCTGGCGCCGGAGCATCCCCGTCTGGTTTTGGACCAAATCGTTTTTCGTGTGAGGGAGTGACCACACCTTATGGGCTCGCTAAGTCTCGCTCATTGGCTGGTTGTTTTCGCGATCGTCACATTTCTATTCGGGGCTGGCAAAATCCCCCGACTTATGAGCGACGCGGCGAAGGGTGTAAAAATTTGGAAGAAAGAAATTCACGCTCCGCTCGAAGATGTTGTTAGCAACGTGAACGAAACATCTGCAGAGGTAAGAGCACTTAATCCGTTACCCACAATTAAAAAGCTTGGATTATGATAATTCGCGCGTTTGTATGGATCTTAATATTACTGCTTGTAGCTCCGGCTTTCGCTAAGCCAAAACATGGTGGCGGCGGAGGCGGTGGGGCGCCGTCGAATTTTATACTGAATGACGCAGGAACTGCGATTCTCACCAATGACGCTGGCACACAGAGGTTAACTCCGCCATGAAACGATATCTTTGGTTTCTTTTAGTTTTTATATTTCCTGCATCGTCTATGGCCGATGTAACTTTTAGCTCGACTCGGGCGTATCAATCAGTATCGCTAACTGGCAGCGCATTTATTCCAAATGTTCTGCTTGGCTCAAACTTGACCCTAACTCTCGTTCACGGAACTTGTCCGTGTACATTGAATAATATGACCAATATTTATCCTGGTCAGTTCGGTGTAGTTCATATTATAAATAGCTCTAGTGGTAGCGAGATTCTTACCCTATCAGGTAGTCAATATTCGTTGACTGTAACGCCTCCTTTTACACCAGATCCAGCATCTGAAAACGATTGGTTTTATACAGTCAACGCGGATAGCAAGGTATTATTTACATCAGCGGCATTACCACCTTCGATCTCTAACACACAGGCGAATTTGCTCTCCGGCGCCGACGGAATGACAAGTGGCTGGACTGCACAAAACGCGACGCTTGCCACGGGCGCGACATGTACTAGCCCAATTGGCGGCACAAATACCTGTGCTTTATTGACTGAAGATACGACTACAAATACGCATTTCGCGTTTCAAAACACAACGCTACCGACATCCACAAATACCGCGAGCGTGTTTGCCAAGATAAATTCCGGCACACGTTTTGTAGAGTTTCGAATAGCTGACAATTCTTTTGTCAATGTTGCTAGTGAGATATTCGATCCGGTAACGTGCTCGGATACGATATCAGGTACTGGTGCTACCACGATTGGAACGGCGGTAATTATCGGTCATGGGACCATAGCGCGCTCAAACGGGTTTTGTGAGGGATGGATACAGGCGAATTTAGGCGGCGCTGTTCCGGTATTTGAGAATATCCAATTAGCAACACCGGCTGGTGATAATTATCTTGGAACGGGGCAGAGTAATTTATTGTGGCGTCCTGCAGTGAGGAATTGTGTATGCTCACCACCATGAAACGAATTATTCTTACACTTGCTATTGCGATGGCGAGTGCATTTCCGGCGCTTGCCCAAAATCAGGGAACTACTAGGCTTTTTCCTCCGATCGATGACTTGAGCCTGGTGAATCATCAGCCCTGGGCCTGCACTCAACTTACTGCTGGCTGTGCGTTTAACGTAATCACGCCAAATCCAGGTATTGATCAGAGTGCCCAGATACAGGCTGCGCTTAATGGGTCGAAAACTTTGCCGGTAATGTTAGTTGGCGGTCCATTCATTTCTTGCACACAGCTCCAGGTTCCCAACTATGGAACCTTTTTAAGCTATAATACCCTTGCTTATGATCCATTTTTTGGGACAGAAGCAAATACTTACCTGTCATGCAATAGTACATTTCATGGCACTAGTTTTGTTGCCTTTACTGGGTTACATGGCGGGTTGATTCGAGATATCGCTATTGATGATAATTATACGCATCAAACAACTTTTGTGGGATCAATTTCGGGAACAACACTTTCTGTCGCTTCAATTACATCGAGCAATCTATCTCCAACGATTACGGTCGGCCAAAGTTTGCAGGACGCGGCAGGTCATATTGCGATGACGACGCAGATAACCGCACTTGGTACTTGTGGAAATCCCGTTGTTCCGCCTTGTACTTTTTCTGTGTGGCCGTCACAGACAGTTGCAAGCGAAACTATGGGTGCTACAGTACACTGCTTTGAAAACATCCATAATGCTTCGTTCACCACTGCCTACGATATTCAAGGTGTCCGCTGTACGGGGGATGGATATCATGTTGTTGCCGATGGTAATCAGCCGGGTGGGCAGGGAATTGGTGGCGCTATCATCCGTCCATTAATTGGTGGCGCCCATACATATCTATCACTAAATGTTGGCGCTGGATTACGTGTCGATCAGGTAAATAACGGATTTGCCTCGGATCTTTCAGTGCAATGCTGTCTCAATGCAGCAAGCAACTCGAATAACGGATTCTTCGGTCAATCAGTCGGGGATATTATACTGGCTGGGACAACTGGTCAATATGACAACCTTCGGACAGAGCAAGATGGAGCGTGTGGAGTTGTATTGCTTAATAGTGGCTACTTAACTCTTTCTAATTTACACGTTGACTCAAACTCATGCGTTGTTAAGGCGTTTAATTCATCGCTCAGTTTGATAGGTGGAGATGCGTTTAATAGGTTTACTGGGGTCACGGCGATTCAATTATTCAACTCCACTATGACTATGCAAGGATTTTTTCTAGGCCCCGGATATTCATCTTCGATCCAAGCTGACGCCACGTCACATTTCTCCGGTTGGTTCGGCGGTACTAACCCTGGAATATCTTTTGCCGACCCCACAAGCGAACTTGTAGTGGGCCCAGGATTAATAAATTCAGTCGGCGGCAACCCGCCAGCTACCGTAACGCTTACCGGAGCCGCTTTTGCTGCACCCGATTTATTACGCTCGGCCAACTCTATATTTGCCTTAAATCATGCGGGTTGTGCAGGTGGAACCGGCGGACATTGCTCTGTTCCGAACCCGACTTTTTTCACTAAGGGCACGAATGGCGTTTTTGAAATTCAGCAAAGTCTTACCGGCAATGATACAATTACTTGGGGTTCTGCATATGTTAATGCGCCAACACTCAGTACGGGAGCTGGTGCGGTAGATTATGTACCGTGGTATGTAAATTCAGTCGGTCAGGTAGTGCTCGAAGCGCCTAATCAGAATCGGCTTGTTACAACTCCTGTTCCGGCCCAGCCTAACATTGTCACGCTACCATTGAGTTTTGCTGGTGGCGTATGGGGCGGTGGAACGCCTACGGCAGGTCAACTCGATCCAGAAGGCGGCACTACAGCAGTATTATTTACCGAAGATTCCAGCACCGGTTATCATGGCATATCAACTAATGTTACAGGTGCTGCTGGCACTTATACCGCCTCGTTCTTCTTCAAAGTTGGCGCTACCGGGGCGACGCGTTATGCAAACCTTCAGATCAATTCGACTACGACTAATGACCAGGTACAGTATCAGGTCAATCCCTGTAATAATACAGGAGCGAGTGGCGGAGAAATAGTTGCAAGCGGGTGCATCATGTCACCAAATGGATATGGGCGGGTGTATTTGACTGTGGCAGCGCCGAGTGCATTATCAAGCGTCATATTCTTTATGGGTGATTATAGTAATTATACCTATACGGGCGACGGCGTTTCTAATGGTTATTTCTGGGGGCCAATTATGCGTGCTGGGAATGCGCCATAAATGAGCCTTAAGTGATATATTTGTTAGTTGGACATGGAAGATTCTAATGAGCGAACAGGAAAAACCAACTCTCTGGTCTCGTATTCGCGAGTTCTTATATCCACCACGGCCTGACAAAACAGCCGTTGGTTACCTTGACTTTGCAGCTGGGGTTGATGACTGTGGTCGTTGCGCCCATTATCTTTCTACTACACACCGCTGTAAACTTATCCGTGGTCGGGTATCTCCTAACGGATGGTGCCGGTACTTTGTAAACCCAGGGGAGAATCAGCCCTTTTAGGTGTAAATAATGAGCGACGAGCGAGAATTCTAAGTGGCTACAGATGATAACGGCATCTCCGAGTTAAGAAATGCGACTGATGAACTTAAACGCGTTATTGACTTAGTACGGGACCGCTCCTCTATATGGACGCTCCCGCCTCAGTCGTCGGTGGGATTACCTATAGGTTCAGATAACTGGAATTTTACTACATTTGAGAAATATATTAACCAGCGCTTTGGCGATCTTTCGTTACAGTTGCGCGAGCGCTATGAAGCGCAACAGACTGGCGTTATTGCTGCTTTGGCCGCTGCCGAGAAAGCGGTTAACGCAGCGTTGATCGCCGCTGAGAAGGCAGTTGATAAAGCAGAAGGTGCCCAGCAGCTTCGTAACGAAGCGCAAAATGAGTTTCGTAAATCACTTTCCGATCTTTCAGGATTGATGTGGACTAGTAAAGAAGGCTTGGCAGCGGTTGATTCAGTACGACGCGAGCTTAACGCCCTAGTAACAAATGCGGAAAATCGTATCGGCGTGATTGAAAAGTCTATTGCTGATAAGTGGAATTCTAAGGATGGCCAGTCAGCGGTAGATTCGGCGCGCCGTGAGAGGGTTGAAAGCTTTAGTCTTTTGGAAAAACGCACCGGAATATTAGAAACTGGTTACGCGAATCTTCAAGGGCGCATTTGGGCTGTGAGCGCATCATTTGCAATTATAGTTGTCATTGTTGAGATTGCTATGCATTTCATACCTTCTTCTGTTTCTCCTACACCCATCCCTTCTATGTATAATAGTACGCCATCATCTCAGTGGCCGACGGCGGTTCCAACCGCACCCGGTGGTCCACAAAAATGAACGAAACCGATCCTATAGCAATAGCGCGATTCTTTTTAGAAATCTTTTTACTTATTGGCGCCATCGGAATTTTGCTTCTCCTTATAGATCATAGATAAAATTATGCCCACACTTCCTTATCTTCCTAAAGTTACAACCGATACAGTAATCGATATAAGTCATTATGAAAAGATTAGTCAAGATTTTACACAAGTTGCAAAATCAGGCATCGTTGCAGTAATTATGAAGGCCACTCAAGGTGTTAACTTTGTCGATCCGACATTTCTTGAACGTGTAAGAGAGGCTAAAGCAGCCGGATTATTAGTCGGCGCTTACCATTTCTTAGATGGATCTAATCCGGCCGAACAAATAGCGCACTTTTTAACGGTTGCAGTAAGCGAAGGTGGAGTGGAATGGCTCGCGCTCGATTGGGAACCTTATCCAAATTCGCAAGCAACGGCAATGCAAGCGGCTACAGCAGCAGCGAGTATAGAAGCAGTACAAGATGTGTGGCCGACGTTATATACTATTCGTAGTATGCTTAATGGACCAAATAAGACACTCTTAAATTGTCCCCTATGGCTAGCTGAGTATGGCTCGAGACCAATACCGCCTCCAGGATTTACGGCTTGGAAGCTTTGGCAACATACGGATGGCCAAGTAGGAAGCAGTGTTAATCCCGTTCCTGGTATCGGGCCGTGCGATAGAAGTAAATTCGCTGGTACAGTAAGTGAGCTTAAAGCTTGGTGGGCGAACCCGGTTTAAATGAAAGGAATCTGGCTATGAAATTGATCATGTTGGCGTTTCTCGGCATTTTGATGTACGCAACGACGGCGCAAGCCGCTAATTGCCGATGGACATACAATGGCTATGTATGCGCTCCGGGCTGGATGTGGCAGGATGGTCGCGAATGGAGCGAGTATGAGTGGCGCGAGCAGCACCGGCATCACGAGCGCGAGCGCGAGGGTGATTGGTCCCGTCATTATCACTACGATGAAAGGCATTAATAATAAATTTTAACCATGCTTATCTTTAATAAGGCGTTATTTTGATGAAAATGACTTAGATGCCATATATTGTTCCTGATAAAGTAGTTGAGCCGTTATATGCAATAGTGCCGTTGAGTAATCCGTGGAGATGGAAAGCTCGGTGGAAGCACGTAGAACGATCAATCAAGCATTTCATGGACTCCGGCGCAGTGGTTGTCCTTGTGGAAGTCGCTTTCAATCGCCGCGAGTTTGCCTTTGCTAATAGTGGCCTCGACGGAACACCAGCTAACTGTGGCGTGCTTGGCAGTGACCATCGGTTCCGCCATCGCTATATCGGCCTTCGTAGCTCGCATGAGCTTTGGTTCAAAGAGAATCAGATAAACATAGCCGTCGCACAAGCGCTGCCCTATGACTGGCAGAATATGTGCTGGTTGGATAGTGACCTATTATTTCTCCGACCGAATTGGGTAGGAGAATGTATCCACAAATTACAACACTACGATTTTCTACAAATGTTTGACCATGCTAGAGATGTTGGGCCGAATTATAGAGTTTTACCGGGCGGATATCCTCACGCTGATGGAACAAGTTGGGTGAGATGGTGGCTTGATGGAGAGCCCGATTTTAGCGAGATTGCAGTCCGAAAGGGCGAAGATTTAGCAATCGATCCCAAGCGTCGGCATAAGAAAAAGCATCATCCATATCCGCCTCGTGTTTGGCCGGGTTTAGCATGGGCCGCGACGCGCCGTGGTTTTGATGCTGTAGGAGGTTTGCTCGATTTCGCTATATGGGGTGGCGGAGATTATCACATGGCACATTGCTTGATTGAGCGCAAAGATGGCATGATGCGTAACGATCTTCATCCTAACTATAAGATGAAAGTAATGGAGTGGTTCGACCGCTGCCAGCGTCATATTAGGCGAAATGTTGGAGTTATGGAAGGTAGCGTTTTCCATTTTTGGCACGGGCGCAAGACTGATCGGGGTTATAATGCTAAACACGCAGCTCTCGCGCGGATCGGATTTGATCCATTACGGCACTTGAAGAGAGACTATCAAGGGCTCTATCAGCTCAATGACGACGGTAGCGAAGGCTTTGTGCAGATGCGTGATACGCTACGAAGAGTCGCAATAGAACGCGACGAGGACAGCAATGATACGCGGCTTGATCTTTGGGATCAGGGACACTGACAATGCGTGACTATTGGTACGGCATAATTATATCTATTTGTTTCGCAGTCGTGGCTATTTGGTTTGGGGCATTTGAAATCATCAGATATCGGGAAGAAAAGAAGAAAAAGATATCTCAGCTATGATACAAGATTAGATTGGGACATTAAACATGAGGTTCAGATATCAGGGTGCAGACGTGCAGAGCGCACGGCATTCGATCTTCGATGGGCCACCGCCGCAAATGGTCGTGGAGGGAGAAGTTGTCGGGGTGTACTATGATCCCGATACAGAAGGACCGCAGCTATTACTGTGGGATGATAAGGCTGGCTGTATCAGAACATGCCCCGCTCTTGAATCTAAGAAAATCTATCCATGACTAAGATCATAACCCGAGTCATCTCGACGTTCGACACAAGTGGAAATGCGACATTGGTGATTCCGAATCACGCCGAGAGCGTATCGCTAAAATTCTACGAGAATCCGCCGGACGATATTGGACAGCAGATTGCGGTAATCTTACTATTGGATGATCCGCCTATCGTAGCTGGGACACACGAGCGTAAGTTTGTAATCGTACCAGACGGCCAGCCTGTGCCGGTAGAGTTTAAGAAGTATGTAGCTACTTTTCCTTACGGGCCGAATAAGATATTGGTTCATTGTATCGAAGTAGGGATACAGGAGATGGGAAGTTTTAATCCTGATACAGCAGTGATTTCATGATGCGTTTAATCGCGGGCCTAGCTATACTAATCATCTCGTATATTCCAGTTTCGGCACAGATCACTAGCCTTTCGCCAGATTTGATAGTGAATTGTCCTAATGGAGCGCTCCCTTGCACCATTGCTTCTCGCGCGCCTTTAGTTACTCATGGAGAGCAAAGTCTTAGTCTTGATCAAACCTTTATAGGAATGACTGTGGTGAGATCCTGCGCACCAGCGACTTGCCTGACAGGGATGAAAGACACTGTTGTTGATCCTTCAGTAATCGGTAAGAATAACTCCTTTGGCGTATGCACCGGCGCTGGATGGGATACCATAAGTGCAGTGACGCCTGTAATAAATGGCGCCAAATGGATATCGTTAACTCAGTGGCAATGCGCTGATTTCTTTTCGGACGGAACGAATTACCTGGTTGTATTAAGTTGGCAGGCGGGAAATAATATGCAAAGGTGTCCGACAGGGCAACATATGACTTCGGCAGCGCCTTTCAGGTGCGGGCCGCCATAATGACCAACTGGCAGGCTCAGTTGCTTGTAACCACCAGTATTATTCTCGCGATGATAGCAATCGTCATTTGGGGAATGTGGGATTATTTATAAACAAGGGCTAGGGCGTTCATGATCGACAAGCAATATACTGTGGAAGAAATAGACCGCATGCGATCGGCGGTGCGTTATATAATATTTCCCGATGGCCATTTCTCTGACGATTTTCCTATAGAAGAAAGGTATGTACAAAAGCAGACCGAAGATCAGCTTCGGACGTACATGATAAATGGGACACGCCCTGAAGAATTAGAAGAATTGGTAAGTGATAAAGAAGAATGGCTTAGATGGAGAAATAAAGAACGACAGAAATGTTGGGATACTGCTCCTCCTGATAGCACAGTAAAATACCCTGAAGAAATACAAGGCAATTGGCGTCCCGGACGGAAGGCAACATAAGGACTATAGTTATATGAGCATAATTACAACACAATCTATGCATTCTTATCTTAAATACCCAAGCGCCGACAATATCTTAGTTGATATGCATGGGAATGATTTTCCTTGGCGAGTGCCCCAGCTTTGCGCTTCTTATAATTGGCCTACAAATGCGCCAGGTGGCGGAGTTATAGGTATAGTCGAATTAGGAGGCGCCTGGATTTGGAATGATATGGGGAAGTTCTTCACCGGCTTAAATCAGCCGGTTCCTAAAATTGGCGATTTCTCTGTTGATGGAGCGATGAATAATGGAGATATCACAGACCCTGCTTCAGCAGAAGTAACGCTAGATATACAGATTGCTGGAGCATCTTATTTCGCAGCGACTGGAAAGCCAGCGATAATAAGGGTATATTGGGCCGGAAATACCGTCAATGCAATCTCGCAGTCTATCACGAGAGCAGCTGCTGACGGGTGTGATACGTGCTCGATATCTTGGGGCGCTGATGAGGCTAATTGGGGAAATGCTGCAGCAATGCAACTTGAAGCCGCTGCCGCTGCAGCAGTTGGAGCTGGGATGATAGTATTCGCCGCTGCCGGCGATAATGACTCTAGCGATGGCGGGCCGACTGCCGCTAATGTAGATCTTCCAGCATCGGCCCCACACGTTATTGGATGCGGAGGAACAACTAGACCGCATAGCCCTAGTGCGGTTAAACCTGAAATAGTATGGAATCAATCGCCCGGTAACGCTAATGGCGAAGGTACGGGCGGCGGATTTTCTACTATCTTTCCTGTCTCACCTTGGATGGCAGGGGCGCCGTCTGGCCCAGGCAGGATGGTCCCTGATTTAGCCGCTAATGCAGATCCAAATACTGGCTATCATGTAACTCTTGGCGGCCGAGATGTTATTTTTGGCGGCACGTCGGCAGTAGCGCCTCTATATGCCGGATTATTCGCCTCGTTCGGCCTCAAGCTTGGATTTGTCGCACCCAAACTTTGGGCGAACCAGCTAGCGTTTAATGATATTACCAAGGGCGACAATGGCCAGTTTCGGGCGCTTGTGGGGCCAGACGCTGTGACTGGCTTGGGATCGCCTCGAGGAGCTCGCCTATCTGATCTATTCGCGCTCCGTCTATATATGAGGTAAATATGAATAAATGGGTTGATGTAGGGATTACAGCATTAACAGCATTTATTATTACAGCTGGAGGAGCATATACGACTATTGTAACTGGAACAACTGCAAGTCCAGATACTGCTCAGATAGTGACGTGTATTGTTGCAGGAGTTATGGCGGCCGCATTAGTCGTACAGAAACATTTAGCTCCGCCGCCGCAATAAAGGATATCTTGTATTGGCGTTACACAGGGCGACGACCGTAAGGGAATATCTGCGTAGCGAGTTAAGTCTTGGCTTAGCTTCGCCCCTGGTATCCAAGTCCCTGCACTCTAAGCCCAAGGGACGGCGCACCGGCCTGGTCCTCCGGCAAGATTATTCAATCTTGGGCATTTAATTGTATATTAACGTGCATTCTTGGTTAATATACTGGCGGCCGGAAAGAGCTGGGCAGCCATGTGTCAAATGCCAAACTTGATTGGAGCTACCTAGAGATGCACCTAGGTAGTAGCTCCAAGAGATTAAATATTTGTCTCTTTAAGCTTAGCTTTGTAAGCTTGTTTTGCAGCTTCACGAGCTTTTGCTCTACGAAGAATTTGTTTGGCTCTTTCTACTACCATCCAATGGAGGTCACCCCAAATTGTGATTAATACTCCTATGAATACTCCTAGGCAAAAAATTCTAAAAGCCCAACTATTAAGTATGTCTGTCATAGCCTTATTTCTTTCCTCTTGTTCTGGATCTTTAACTGCAACACCGCCAGCACAACCTACGCCAGAGGCTATTCAGGCTTTGAATATCAGACTATTAGCTATTTCTTCCGATCCAATAATGACTTGGCAAATAGGAAATTATTCTGTTCGGTCGGCTTGTCATGCTTATCTTAATGCTATGGCGGCGCGAAGTGCCAATATTAATCTTGCATCTGGCTCCCTTGGTCTTGCTGGGCCGGCAGCTGCAGGGTTTTTAGTAGCCGGATCAAATCCTATGGGAGCGGCTGCTGCAGGAGCTATAGCGGCTCTTGGGCAAACATTCTTGAATCTATTTAATTCTAGCGGCTCAATTCCTTATACTGCTGAAACATCTGGCATCATCCAAGCCGCCCTTGATGCTTATGAGGGTGGAGTTAATCTTTCTCCACCCTCAAGTATTCCCCAAGCAATTTCTTATATTGATGATCTCTGGTGGCAATGCTCAGCTGGTGGATATGCAATATTAGTTAGTAAGGCTATTAGTACGGCTAATATTGGCGTTCAGATGAATGGAATGTTTTCGTTCCGTTCACTTACACCGACAGGTCGGCCGGTGATTACTGTAAATCCACCGCCAACTACTACAAATTCAACATTCGAAGAAATGCCACTACCGCGACCCAGATTGCACCGTAAAATAGCACCGCCACTAGCACGGCAACAAATAGCGTCACCAGAGGCGGCCAATTTACCTGCCAATTTACCTGACGATCTTGATAAGCTGGCTCGTCTGCGTTGGCTAAAGGCAACTTGGACTTGTGTTCGGATGTTAGATGGAACATGTTAGTACCATTTATTTCCTTTCCTATTGCATTTATTCCCAGCTGACTTTACAAACTATCACTACGTTGTCTCCACAAATACCGGGAGTTACAGCTGCACATGGAGATATTTGAAATACGATCGGAGCTTGACTCAAGTCGCTTGCACTGATATTTCCCCAATTTGCTGCACCGCCAGCAGTCGTTAGATCGACGCCGTAAACAATTCCGTCATCTGAGCCGACTCCATATCTCCCGGTCGCAGGGGTACTCGCTGTTCCTGGCACCGCCGTATAAAACCAGCCGCAATCTGGATGATTTGGTCCATTTGCCGTTGATGAACCATGTAATACTGCATTACCCGATCCGGCATTAGCTACACTTGTGAGCAACAAAAATGCCGATGTAAACGCTAACAGCTTATTCATCTTACTTTCTCCTTTTTAAGGTCCTGGATAAAAGTGCAGTCCGCAACTACACTGACCCGTACACATATTTACTAGATATGCACATGCAGGGCCAGATAACCCACTTGGATTCCCTAGCAGAAATACTCCCTCTAAAGTTCCTACAAAACTATAATGCCCTCCTCCATCGCATATTCCTCCAGGTGATAGATTATTCAACTCTGCTCGTGGGCCGAATGATACTCCAGATACTCCTATTGCTTGTACTAGTCTTACATGCGTTCCTAATATAGCTTGTGCTCCATTCATTGCCTTTAAATCGCAATCATTCGCGCTTAAACCCGTAAGCTTCTGCAACCCTGCACCAAATGCAGGATTTCCTATATTTGGCACACAAGGAAATCCTCTTCCTCCTGGCACTTGACTACCCATTCTTGGGTTGCACGGACCTTGAGTCTGAAATCCAACCCAAACATTGTTATGTTCCGCTACATTGTCATTGCTAAAATTGTTTAGCAATCTTCCAATTATTAATTGCGCCGTGATATCTACCACCACACCCGCAACAATATCGCTTATTGCTGGTTGCCCTGCTTTTGCTGGCCAACCATGAACCAATAACCATCCTAATATTAACGCTCCTATTCCTATTGATCTCATTCCTTTTTACTCCTTCTTTATCCACAGCCGGTGTTATTGCCACAGTTTGGGCATGTTAGACAAGTTCCAGTTTGGTTCATTTCAGAGCCGCATTCGGGACATAAAGTTCCTGAGCGATAAGAAATTAAATCTTCATGATTTTGATTTACATTTTCATTTTGATCTCCTATCAAATCTTTAGCAACTTGAACAAGATTAGAATTACCCAGGTCGTTACGGGCTAAATATGTTATTCCAAGATCACGGAAGATTAGGTCCACAATGCTTGAACAAAGTTTAATCGTATCATGGCCTTGGACGATTCCGGAAGGCTCAAAGCGAGAATGTGTAAAGGCGTCTATATATTCCTCAAGTGGCACCCCGTATTGGATTCCAAGTGAAATTGCTTTTGAAAAACATTCCATTAATGCTCGCGTGGTTGAACCTTCCTTAGATAGGTCTACAAAAATCTCACCTAGTGAACCATCAGAATAATTTCCGGTATGAAGGTACAATGTCTGACCGTTGATCTTATATTTATTTGTATATCCTCTGCGGCGTTCGGGTAAAGAAATTCTCTCGCCTCGGTAATGACCGTTAGGTTTAGTAGTAATATTCTGTAAATTTCCGTAATTCTCTTTATCTATTGATATAGATTCTTCTGTTAATGTCCATTTGTCTTGAGATTTAGTTTTACTATAAATAGAGCTGGTATATAGTTCATTTGTTTCGCTTATGGCTTTATTAAGCAATTCTTCTTTAGCCCAAATCTCTTCTTTTGTATTTGAACTTAATGGCTGCGCTAACTTACATCCGTCTCGATAGATTGAGATTGATTTGAGGCCAAGTTTATGAGCCAATCTATAAATTTTATCTACATCTGCAACCGTAGCTTTATTTGGCATATTGACGGTTTTACTGACTCCGCCGGATAAGAACGGCTGCACAGCCGCTACCATTTTAACATGGCCTTCAGGAGAAATACAATTTTCTCCGACCGCAGTTGCGAATACGGGCCAATGTTCTTCTTTTATCCATTTTCTAATATCAAATCCGGCTTCGACTTGTTTAACGATTTGGGTAGCTTTTGTAGAATCGTAGCCTAGTTCAAATAAAGCCCCGTATACGGATTGATTAATAAATTTCATGTTACCTCCCCCGGCTAGTTTCTTGGATTTAACTAGGGCAAAATCCGGCTCTATACCTGTAGTATCGCAATCCATTAAGAGCGCTATTGTTCCAGTTGGCGCGATCAAAGTTACTTGAGCATTGCGAAAAATAATAGAATCACTTAAAAGAGTTTTCCAAACAAGATATGCTTTACTGTCTATTACTGTCATTGGAGTAACTTGGGCTTTTCTGTAATGTTTATATATAATTTCGTGCATGAATTTACTATTTTCGCCGAATCTTAGAAATGGACCTAGTTCGCCTGCTAGTTCAGCACTAGTTTTATAAGCAATGGCAGTCATTAGAGAAGTAATTGCGCCTGCTATACTTCTTCCTTCATCGCTATCATAGGCTAAACCGTTGCGCATGATTAGTGCGCCAAGATTAGCATAACCGAGGCCCAAAGTACGGTAATTGTAACTTCCTAGAGCGATCTCCTTTGAGGGAAAACTAGCCATATAGACGCTGATTTCGAGTACTATGGTCCATAATCTTGTTGCGTGTTCAAAAGCTTCGATATCAAAATCTTTATTGGTTTTTAAAAATTTACATAAATTTAATGAAGCCAAATTACAAGCGGTATTATCTAAGTGGAGGTATTCCCCGCACGGGTTAGATGCATTGATATCACCATCAGCCTTGCAAGTGTGCCAGGATTGAATCGTATCATGAAATTGAACCCCTGGATCTCCGCACTCCCAAGCGGAGCTACAGATTTGATCCCATAATTCCTTTGCTTCAAGTACTTTAGTGACATGTCCTGTTGTACGTTCAGTCAGGAACCATGGTTTGTCTTCGCTAAGCGCATCGATAAAACTATCTGTAACTCGAACTGAGTTGTTAGAATTTTGGCCTGATACTGTATCTAAAGCTTCATCGGGGCTCCAAGCTTCGGTAGCTGAAAGGACCTTTGCTTTCTCTTCTTCTTTAACTTTCCAATTTATAAAATCTTCAATTTCAGGATGATCAAGATCACAAACTCTCATTAAGGCCGCACGGCGTGTTGTTCCGCCGGATTTAATGGCGCCAGCCGCCCGATCGCCGACACGAAGGAAACTCATCATGCCGGAGCTAGTTCCGCCACCGGATAATAATTCTCCCTTGGCTCTCAACTTGCTTACATTTGTCCCTGAACCTGATCCGTATTTAAAGATCTTTGCTTCACGCAACCAAAGGTCCATAATTCCGCCGGGATTGACTAGATTATCATCTACTGGTTGAATAAAACAAGCGTGCGGAGTTGGATATTCGTAAGAGTCCTTACATTCGACTTGATTTCCGTCCTCGTCGTTTCTCCATTGACCATTAACATTTCCGGTAATTCCATAGGCCCAATATAAGCCTGTGTTAAACCATTGTGGCGAATTGGGCGCTCCGATTTGCTTTGCGAGCATCAAGTAAAGCTCGTCATAGAATATTTGAGCATCATCGTGATTATCTAAGATTCCTTCGCGCCAGCCCCAATAAGTCCAACAACCTGCGAGCCGATGGAAGACTTGCTTGGCGGAGGTTTCGGAACCGAAAGTTAAGTTTATATCAGGTGCTGGAATGGATGGTAGGAGCCAAATTGGCATTTCGCCATGAAGTTCTTCGTCCCCTTTTAAATACCCTGTCTTATTTGGCATTCCGGCTTTACGAAAATATTTTTGCGCTAAGATATCTGTTGCAGTTTGACTCCAATGATCTGGGACTTCAATATCTTTCATCTCGAAGATTATATTTCCTTCGAGATCGGTTATTTGAGAGTCTACTCGTTTCCACGCGACTTGATCTTGAACTGGTGTATTGGGTAAAGAATAAAATCTCTCGAATTTCATTAATTTAGCTCCTTTTCCCAGCTAAATGAAGGTATAATTCCACTCTCAGAGATAGCAAGTTCAGCATTTTCTGACAATAAGTGGGCAAGGGTATGCTTAGGCTTCCTTCCAGGGCGTTTGCAACGTGAGGAACCGAGTAAGATATTTAGGGCTTCTTTTTTATTCCTTCGCCACCTTTGTGTTCGCTCAATGTGCTTCTTTGGGTCTTCATTTATCTTTGCTACTAGCCAGGTCATAATGATATTACTTTCCGAATTGCAAATGGTGAATTGCATCCGCTGCTTCTGATAATGCGTGTTTTGTTTCGATAGAATGAGGTAATATATCGCGAAGGCGGAGAACTATTAATTCTGCTTGATCCCTCATTTGTTCCACAGTTTTGGGCGGAGTAAAATGGGCCTTCCAAAGTGGATGGTTTGGATGCCATGCTAAACCACATACTTCTTGAGATAAGGGTTTTATAGATTTTGGCATATAGAAATTTTCTTTAGCTTTAATATGGTGATACATAAGTAGTATTGCCATGTGGGTTTAATACTATATATCCACCATTATTATCGGGAAATGCGTAAGAAGTTCCTTTAGAATTTTGGATTATATAATTTGGTGGGTAAGCTGGAGCGATAGTTCTATTTGGCATTTGAAGTGGGTAGAACTGTAAAGGAGGAATTTGTGTATATTGCGCATGAGCAGAAAAAGAAATAAATACACAAGCTAAAATTATAATTGTTTTCATAGTTAAAACTTCTTTCCATGTTCGGATTGTCTGTATTCTAAATCATGATCGATTCTGTCTTTATTGTATTTCATCTTAGCTTCAATTGCATGTTCAAGATCAATGTTTAATCGTCCTGCTAGATCGAAGATACGAATACATGCGTCTGCAAGTTCTACATTAATACCAGGTAGATATGGTATATGATCATCCATTGTTCCTTTGCGAAAAGCTTCCATAGCTTCGCTAATCTCAGAATGGATTAGGGCGAATTTTGTTCCAATTATATACTTGCCGACATTCTCAGGTGTTAGATTATCACTCCCAAAATCATTCCACCAGCCTCGATCATAACTTTCTTCAAAGCACTTCTCAACTAAATCATTTAAGTGCATTTTATAAATCTCCTATATAAACTCTTTATTTATTTAAATGATTCGTCGCGCCTGAATCGGTGCTACACATTTCAGCTGCAGAACCAGTTAGAGAAAATTTCTCAGCATAAGGCCGAGCGAATTTGACATATATTGGTTCTCGATTTGCTTCACTTAAATTATCTTCAAAGTGCATATCCCCTGGCCAGGGAATTAGTTCGTAGATTTTTTTATTATTATCAATTTCTCTATTATTAGCGGTAAGTGGCATAGGTTTAATCTTTCCTTTACTTTAGTTGGGTGTTGTCCTAAGATACACACGGTACTTTAGGACACCCAAAGGTTGTGGTGATTTACACTAGCGCGGGCCGAGAAATAATTAATCTTGAAAGGATAACTTTCTCTCGGCTTTGCTAAGGGGGACCAGACCTTCCTGCCGTCCTGAGGCTTAGAGTTAACCGGGCTTGAATGAGAGGATAAGAGAATTGATCCATCTTACGCGCACTCCTTTCCTTACGGTCGGGGGCCGGCAATCACGCCAATGAGAGCTACGTTGTTTTTAGCCGTATGGCTTCAAGGATCGGTAAATTCGCTTCAGTTGGGACATAGATCGTCTCGCCTTTACGTTCTTCCATCATCTTAATCCATTGCCATCTCAGATAGAGATCGTGCTGTTTTAGGTTGTCACCAATTATCTCTATCTGCTTAGCAACTGCTTCTGCCTCAATGATAGCTGCGGCCTTATTCAAATCAGCAGCCTTTAGGCGCCCGTTGGCATGGGCGCCTTGAATCTGTTGCTCGTTCTGAGCCCGTGCAAGGTCCGCAAGTCCCTTCTGGTGGGCGAACCATACGCGATAGCGCGGAAATCCCCAAAGCCAGATAACTAAAATTGCCAAGATTATTATGGTGGGTAAAATTAAATTGTCCATGTCAATAGAAGCTCTTATTTAGAGAAAATGTTGGGGTACACTTCGCGGACACCAGACAAAGCTGCATTCTGCTTAGCATAATCCGACATGGATATAGCACGAAGTTCATCGAATGGCATAATAACCTTATTAAAAGATCCTTCTAACTCTAGTGTACTAGGTAAATCATTAGCCTTTTCATTCTTACGCCTGATTAGCTCGGCTATACGATTATAGTTCGCTTGTGCTTGGTCAATATCCTCGAATCCAACATCGTGGAAAACGGGATTACCTATCATACCAAATGAAGCTTGAGTTAATCTTATTTCTGCCACTAACATACCATTTATTCCTTTAGTACTTGTAATCTATGTAAAGTTGTACTTGTTATGTCGCGGATTTTTATTAAGCTTGCGATCAGTTTATCTAAGTCGAAGTTAATTTTTTTAGTTCCTATATCAGATATGACCTGACAGGGATTTATTATCGGTTCGGCCCAAATTTTGGCCATTATATCTATTGTTTGTTTTTCGATGGGATTTCTTTTAGACATGCCATCTACTCACAAAACAGTGTAGTAATTCGTGTGCCCATGTTTCGTTGTTAGCCTCTTTTACCCATTTCGCCGACCATTCATCTGTCGTTATCGCGTGTAATTTTTGTTTCGTTGGAAAGTGTATAGTACATGTGCCATCATTTCGTACTTGTGCATAAGCATATGCGCCAGGAACACGTTTTGTTATGTCCTCTGCAGGATCAAAATAAATCGTGACTTTTCCAGGTAGTGTCTCTGCCGTTACAAATTGGTGGGCCTTTTCCTGTATAGTCAAATCTCTATTCCATCCAATATTACCTTTGTCGGTCCGAATAGTATTTGTAGTTATCAACCCGACTACTATGCCAACACATAAACCAAGAAGATAAACTATTATGTATTTCAGCATATTGCTTATTTTTCAATTTTGGTTTTCATTTGAATCAACTTTTTCTTTAGGGAGACGATTCCATAACTCGTTCTCTATAGATTCTAATTTATCCCAGATAGAGTTTAATTTTTCACCAATTATCCATATACTACACCCTAATGCTAGCTGTATCAGGATAAAAAATATACCAATTCCAATTTCCATTTTATAATTTGTCCATTCCTGAGCCTTTAATTTTACCACGATAATTATAAATTATATAGAATGGACCAAAATGTAAGCACCAAAAAGCTTTTTGCCTTTCTAATAACCAGACCCAATTATGAGAATCATATCCGAATAGTAATGTTGATGGAAGCATTCTAATTTACTCTATAGGAATTAATTTAAAGCCATATTTAGCAGCTTGTTTATATAAATCCTTTATTCGATCTTCACGCCATACTGCACAACATTCAGGGCAATCTTCTTTCCAGGTTTTTCCATGTCCGCACATTTTCAAATCAGCTGCTTCTTGTGCAATGCGTAATATGGCATGGTCTAGGTTACGTTTATGAACAGGAGTAGTAATTGACATTGCTTTATACCCTTGTATGTTCGTTCATTGGCCTCGGTATCCAATGCGGTGATAGAGTATTAAATTTGGGATCTCGGCGTATCATTCCTGATCTTTCGGCAGTTTCTATGATTCGCGGTATCTGAGGACTAGGAACCCGATCTTTTAAGAATGTCCAAAGAAACTTATCTTCAATTGCGATTCTTTGTGTTGGAACATGACGGTTGTATTCGGTGTATATGAACTGCCATAGGTCATGGATTAGCTGCGAATCACTTCTTTGGCCCATTGCACGGAATACATCGGGCATAACGCTCTCGGCTTCACTTAACCATTCATGGGCGCGCTCATAATCTTCAATATCAATATAAAGATTTCTCCCTGCACTAACGCTTGATATCATCGCAAGTTTCATTATCTGAACGCCACGGCGTGAGGCGTAATGTTTTAATCGCGAATGATCCGGGGCGCCTGGCTGATCTGCATCTAGCCAATTTATATGCGCCTCTTGTGCTTCTAGGCTCCACTCAAACTCCCCACCTAAGTTAAACATAAATTCTAGGCTTTTAACCAATCTTTCATTATCTCTTTCACTGCGCTTCTTAAAGTAATTTTTATTGTCAAACTTAGTTGCATCGCTATAAATGAAGATTAACCGAGCTGTAAAACCTTGGCCCCAAGCAGTCTCAGGAAATAAATCTCCCATAAAGTCCGGCGTGATCCCGCATAACATATTAAAGTTTGGTTTATCTAAGTTTCGATCTTCTACTGTAGCTCGGGGCTCGGAATAAGTATCAGGATTATCGTAGATATGACTTAGGATGCTTAAAAATTCCATGTCCCATTTAGGAAAGAAGATGCCAAATTCTTCTACTGGAGCTACTAATGAGCTAAATATGTGCAAATCGCCGGTTCCGTTTAAGAATGCTCTTGTGCTGGTTTCAAATTCGGTTATAAAACTTGCGTGGGTGACGTTATCACTAGCGATGTATAATCCGTTTACTTTTGTCCATAATTTTCGGGTTTCTTTGATAATGATTGATTTTCCTGTAGCTGGGGCGCCGACTAAGGACACCCAAAGATTGGGACATAATGGGGCTGTACTAGCTTCGGTATAGGTATAAACGCGGCGTTGAAGCACTCCTGCTATAGTAACTAATCCGGCCCATAGGCGAAATATTGGAGGGGAGCGAATACCTTCTGTGCTTTGCATCCATGAGTCGATCCAGTCCAAGATAAGAGGTCCATACTCTATGAGATTTTATATTCTCGACAATCAAGTTTGCAATCGCCTTCTTTTAATGGACAATAACTACAAGTGTATCCTTGCGGATTTGGGTTTACTTTTTCAAAATAAGTGAATTTATCATTATCTATTTTAGATAACCAGCTTGGCGGACCCCCTTGTACTTCGCGTGCCCAGATCATTCTTCTATATAGTATAGTAGTCGCTATCTCGTACCATTCGTATATATTATATAATTCTCCAGTGGGAGAATAATTGAAAATATCTTCTGGACTAGTTGGATCAGGGTGACCATTTTTACCTTTGAGGTATTTGGATTCAAATATAACTTTACACATGTCTAATAGAGTCATATTAGTTTTCCAAAATTGATTTCTCTAAGTTTCTTTTAAGGCTTCTATAAGCGTTTGGGCGTGCACCGCGACGGCCGAGTACAGCATCGTCGCGGCCAGCACGATTGGCCGTAGTCTCATCGGCTACGCCTCACGATCCGGATGCCACGGGGACCGAATTGCATCGTCTGGATTTCGCCACCAACGAGTATGGCGCACTCGCCTGTTTCTTCATCAGCAGAGACGATCAACCCAGAGACCTCAGCGTAGCTGTCCGTCCGCACGAGCTTCCAGCGGGCCTTGTCCTCAGCGCTGTGCCACGTTTCGAGCTTCATCGTGGCTATCCAGTTGTCGATGGCGATCATGAATTCATTCCCTTGTGCGGCGTCGGTTGTTTTCTATTTTCATCTGATAATTGCTTTATAAGATTTGCAAGAGTCAGCGCATCTGTTGTTGTCATTACCATTCCTGTATGGGGCGTTTCGTTTCCATCAGGAGTTGTGTCGCAAAATGTTATTCTCGTAATGGTAGGGCTTACGCTAACATAAAACCTGTTCGCAAAAGCCGACGGTACGAATCCCACAAACTCTTTGCTTTCACTCATCGGAATATTCCTTTGGTGAATATGGACATGCTATCTCTTCGTCTAACTTCTTACCTTCAAACCAATCTTGATAAGTGATTGGTTTTCCTGATTTGTAATCGATATTTTCTTGTTTGCACCAAGTTACGAATCCAGCGCAGATTTGATTAGCGCTGTGACAGCTCCAATTAATGTTTTCATTATCTTTGAGAGACATTATCTCATATGGGTCTGGGACGCAACCATAGTTTATGGCGCGCTCGGAAGTTTCAGAGCCCATAAATGGGCATGAGGAGCAAGCGGTCATGCGACTAGCTCCAAGTTGTTATTTACTCTGGTTCTCTTATCGCCACTTGTGGTCCATTTGATTAATCCGTCGGGATGATCCTGATTTGCATTGCCCCAACTCCAGCCTACTTTAGCTTCACTAGGAACAGTAAATCTCCGGCCTCGATAAGATAACGGAACATCTAAATGTTTTTGCATTTCGCTTATTATTTTAGCTTCATTAGTGTCAAATTCAAGTCTTTGCCCATAAACTGCGTCGTGTAATTGCGCTATAAGTTCTACGGGATGATTGCTATTTGGCCCCATGTATTTCCACATGCGCCATAAACCAAGATTAAGGCGCCTTGCTGTCGGAGCCTGGGACATGAAGGCAATGCCTTCTTTAATTGTATCATTTGAGTCTGCGCGGCCAAAAAAATCACGCCTTCCTCCGAAAGCATCTATTAAATAATGCTCGCGTTGAAGTTGTCCGGCTACCCAAGTAAAGAATTGATTTAAGCAGGGATAAGTAGCAAACATTCTTTCTTGGGCAGATTTAATGAGCTTATTTGGTACTCGAATTTGCCGGGCAATTTCTAAATAGCCGCCGAATTTTTCCGTTCCATGACGGACGCGTTTGGCAACTTCGCGATAGCTGTGTTGGCGGTAATATAATTGATCTGCAATTTTGCGATCATGTTTCAGATCCCCATTCCAATCTAGATCGTTTTCCCAAATCTCGCGCGCTAAGATAGTATGAGGGTCGCCGGATTCGGCTGAGTCTAAGTAGCTTGAGTCGCCAAATAATACCCAACATAGCCATCCGGTTTCTCTTGTTTCGGCTTGTTCTAAATCAGCGCCAAATAGCTTCTTATCTTTATTTGCTATGAACATATATCTTAATTCTTCTTCGATATTTTGAAAATTTCTCCCGGTTCCGGTTATTGATTTTGATGAACTAAAGCGCGATGTTGTTGTCATAGCGGGATTGAAACTGGTACGCATTCGCCAATCGGAATCAATTTCGGTTTCTAAAACTTCAAGTTGTCCTTCATTGTCGCGATAAGATAGAATCGCAGCTATTATTGGCCTTGCTATAAAATAACCTTCGAGTTTTTCTAAGATTTCCCTTTCCATTGGTTTTGTTAATTTGCCTTCTTTTTTTCTTATTATTGGTGGGATTTGCAGTATATCGTAGAAGAAAGTTGCTAATTGTGAGGTTGAGTTTGGGTTTAAGGTTTTTGGTTTCGGGTGGTCATTGGTGGCTTTGGTCGGCGAGCGTAAGTCACAAATGGCGCTGACGTAGCAATCAATTATATCGCTTAATCGTTCTAAGCGTTTTCTTAACTTAGCTATCCCATCTTCTCTTGCCCAAGGGTCAATTTTCCAGCCGCGTAAGTTCATCTCAATTGCGGGTGCCTGTAAAGCGCGCTCAAAGTCGTAGATTAGCTTTGGGCCTTGAAGCTCGATAGGAGAATTGTGACTTGGAAGCAGGGTTTTTAATTCGTTTAAAACCTCACAAGTCAACATGCTATCCATGGCATTATAGACTTGGATCGATCCGCAATCAGTATCAAGCTCGTGTGCGGCTATTAATGGCATTATTTATGTTCTTCAGTAAGAAAAATTATTATAACTATTATGCATACAATGATAAATAGTGACCATGCTGGGTTCATTTAAATTTCTATATCAGAGCCAGATTCGTTGTTATAAGAATAATCAGCCCAATCGAACCAATCAAAGATGCGTTTTTGTTTAGCGCGCTCGTCCCAAATAAACCATGCGTAACAAGTATTGCTTGGCGCTTCAGGGCCGGTCCAATTGTATCGGTGCATCATAGGCAATCGGCGTGAAGATATCCAAAGCCGTGCTGGTGGATGTTTGCGAAAGAAGGGGAGTCTATTACAGCTTTCTAAGAAATTGGTTCTTAATAAGAACGCTACATAAGGAACTTCACTGATTGCTTTCTTGGCGAATTCGACTGCGAGCTTATAGGGTGGATTTGTTATTATACCCTCCCATGACATTTTAACTGCTAGGAAAAAATCTACCATTGAAGACCCATATCCATAATCCATAATATCTGAACTAAAAACATCAAAATTATTATCTTTTAAAACTTTACTTATTGCTCCGTCTCCACAAGCGGGTTCCCAAATGTAATGAGGAATAAATTCTTTTTCTATATTAATTAGTGATATTGTAGCCTCTGGTGGCGTGAAATATGCATCTAAACCTCGGTCTTCAAAATTATGCGAGCTTTGAATTAGCATAACTTTATCTTTTTAACGTATATTTCGTTCTGTAAACGGGATGATTAAGTTCTTTTCAAATAATCTTTCTTTTGCTTTTAACATCCCTGGCGACCATCCTAAGTCAATATAAAATGCTATTAATTCGGCACTTGACCACCAAGCATATCCAGATTCTATCCCCATTTGCCTTTGTTCCGGTTTATTATCATCTAAAAATAATGGATATAATAGATGTGATCCAAATGGAGCCTCTCCGCGTTTTAAGCTATCTAATGCAGCTTCATAAGCATAAGCTTTATTTAAGGCTATATTGCCAGCAAAAGGAGATTCTATAATAACTCTACGACGTAATTGCATTTTTATTCCTCGCGTTTTAAACTCTCGCCATGAGCAAGCATAGACTTCCAGGCAATTTCGTTGCTGTATATCGAAGCCAAGTAACCCAGCCCGCGCCGCTTTTCTGGCAACGTGGCGTGTTGTAAAATCATTGGATCATCGGCGCAATTATTAACTATGATACCTATTCGTAGAAAATGACTTATATCGAAGATGCCATTTTGAAAGGCTTTTGGAACTGGAGAGCGCAATGCGCCTATCAGTAATTCCCATGCTTGAATTTCCTCTTCTAAACTTTTCCAATAATTAAGCTCGGGATCTTCTCGGGTCATGAAAGGAATTACAAGCGATTCGTAAGGACTTCTGGCAAAACTTACCATAGATATAAGTTCGGATAAGATCCGCCGCATTGGAACTGGCATATTTTTGATTTCAGACCGGGAGAACAGGGCATATCCGGTTTCGATGTCGATTGTATAAGATTCAGCAGGCTGAGCTAGCCAAGTTTTGATTTCACTTAGGGTTATCTTTTCTTTCGTTTTTGGATCTTCACAAGTTATCCAGCGTTTGATTCGTCTTATTTCGGGAAAGTTTGATTCGTAGGCGACCTTTTGTAGATCTGAAATAATATCTGTTCTTAGTTGTTCTTGGCGCAGTGCTGCAGGATGGAATGTTGGAAAGACCTTTTTATTAAATCTCAAGCTTAGCTTAGGCGTGCCTCGAATTGAGCTTATATTAGTTATGCCTAGTAACGCCCAACAGGCATAGTTTCCTAAAGCGACGATTACATTGGGATTATGATTCTCTATTTCTTTCCATAAGTTCTCGATATGATAGCGATATTCGGATTTGACATAAAAGATGCGGTTATTGATCTTGATTGGGGGTAAACTTGTGTCTATATTTCCTTGTGTAGCGAAGAATAGTTCGGTCTTATCGCCTTCCGGGTGTTCGTTGAAGACATTTGTTACTGCAATTTGGTGCTCGTCTTTTAGCCATTTCCAATGAGAGATCATGTCTTCAAGGCTTGGATAAGGTACGCGCAGTTCAGGCGCAAGATTGGAGCTTCCTAGCATCTTTGCTAATTCTCGGCCTGACCAGCCGACTAATGGATGACCGACTAGGGCTTCATTTTTTCCTAAACTTTCGGCTACAAGAACTACTTTCATCTTACAGCTTCACTAGCTTTTCTTTTAGATCTTTCTTTTAGAGTTAATTCGTTAGCTTTGGCTGCGTATTCTTCATTAATTTCAATTCCCAGTACACTTCGGGCGCCTAGGCTTTCGGCAGCTCGAATTGCACTTCCGCTGCCGGAACATATATCTAAAAAATCTGTAGCGTTATCGACTAGCATTGATAGAAAATGTTTCAGCATTGATTCTGATTTTTGATTAGGAACGATTGGAGATGTAACTGCAGGGGCCGCGTAACAGTCTGTCATTTTTTTAAATAAGGCTCGGTCGCCCCGGGTAACTAATAGACAACTTTCATAGCTTGGCTTAGGATGCAGTCCACGCACACCTGGAGCGCCGTTATTTGTGTCTGATTTGAACCAAATTAAAGGATAATCGGTAAGAAAGAATTGAGAATTGATAAATTTATTTATGATTGGCAGGGAATCTCCTTCACGATCTAACCAAAACATTATATGACAACTGTAACTAGCAAAGTTGTCTATATTATCAATTAATGAATTTGGCAAAGCATAATACGAATTTTCATCATGTGTAAAATCACAATGAATCAGGTTAAATTTATCTCCGGAATAACTCTCGCTCCAAGATATAAAATCGGTAGTTATAATTGGAGGAGTAGCTTTATCCAAATTCGGCTTTGGTTTTACATCTGTAATAATAGTTTCAGTTTTTGAAATTGGCATTAATTGTTCATGATTTGTGTCAGTATAGATATCATGTGTATCTGAATAACTAACTAATGTTGGAAGGACAGAATCGGCTAGTTTTGTTACTTGATCCTTATTTAAGGGGGCGCGTAGTAGTTCTTCGACTAAATCTGCGGCTTTTTTTTCCTCCTTTCGTTGTAAGATGCCTAGGGCTTGCGTAAAGTTATCAGCGTTAGATAATAGTGGTGAGTCTAATTCTTTAAAGACATTTAATATGTTTCCGATTTGTTGCGGGGTGTAATTTAAAGCTTCAGCTGTTTTGGAGTTTGTCCAAGAGATATCTTTGCTTGTTTTATTTTTATGAAAATCTCCTATGGCGCTGACATGATCCTGCCAAGATAAGTTTTCGCGCTTGATATTTTCTTCAAGTTCGATAATTTGAAGCTCGTCTGGATCTAAGGTATCGTAATAACGTATGGGAACTTGGCTTAAGTTTAGTTCTAATGCACAAAGTAATCGTCTGTGTCCGGCGACTAAGGTTAGTTTGTCTAATCGCTCTAGCTTTTCTCTATGAACAATTATTGGGTTCCAGATTCCTCTGGATCTTATGGAATCTATTAAACCTTCTGTTGTCGCATTCTTTCGTTGGCGCTCGCCTATATTTATCTCGCCTGGATCAACAAAGTCGATTTCATTTGTTATTGGCATGGGTTTGTTCCGGTCTCCTTTGGAGGCTGGATGCGCTCCCCGATTACACTAATGTCTGAATAGACAACCATCTCCTCTCCTTGAGCCAGGATAAACCATTCGTGGCCGGTCCATTCCGCAGGCTCCCATTTATTATGAGAACTAGGCTTGACCCAATAAAAACCTTCTTCTAGTTTGATCTTTGGCATAAGGAAATTAACTTATTATCTGACGCCAATAGCATTGATTATTCCGACGATTTGTAAGGTTCCATCGGGTCCATTTCCGAAACAAGGCACCATTGGGGCCGAATAAGGAAATACAGGTGTGTAGTCGAATACAGTTGCTACTTCGATAGGATCGTTAGCGAGGTATTTTGTATGTATTGTGGTCCAACGCATTTGTGCGTCAGAGTCATGGACGTTAATGGCGAAGGTTTTACCGTTTACTACAAATTTTGCGCATAGCGGCCCGGCGGGTAAGAAGTCGCTTGGGACCCCTGCAGCACTCCAGGTTGCGTTGGATCTTATTGGCGGCGACTGTGCTAAAGTTGCATTGGTGATTGCGATGAGACTTGTAGTGGCGAATATGATTATTTTAAACATAGATTATCTCCTTAGGTTGATTTTTTGTTAGGTTTTTGAAGTGATTTTCGCGAGCTTTTGGCGCCTTTACGTTTCATAATAGCGCTTGACCGACGGCGTTTGGCAGTTGGGGTTGTGGACATTTTAAATTTTCTTCCCTTATAACATGGGGCTCCCCTCGTCGTTACCCGAAGCTAAGCGTTCAAAATTAGTCTGCCGAGTAGGCACAGACTACAAAGCTCCGCCCATGTTATCTTGAGTTGAGTTGACTTTACTTTAGTTTACGAAGTCTACTCCTGGGAGAAGTACACCCCCATCGTTGCAAAGGACTGTATTGGTGCTGCCGGTGCCGAGGGCCGGATAGGTGTTGATTTGCATGGGGAGGCCGCTAAGGGCACGGAAATCCATCGTTTGGAGGCGTGCGAGAGCTTGTGCGGCTGGCGTATGGACCAAATCGACCGCGACCTGGACGCCACCAACGGTGCGCTTGGCGCAGAACGCCCCCGCTGTCGCCTTGCTAGGGTCATTGGTTCCCGAAGCGGTTACTACCGCCTGAGCCGATGCGTAATTGCTGCTAAGCAAAACGGCGCCAAAAGCGACTGCGATAGCGAGATTAATTTTAGACATGATTTGATTCCTAGATTAGTTTGAGATTAGATTAGGGTTTGACTTGAGATTGACTTGACTTTAGCTTGACTTGACTTATCGTGGCGCCCCGACCATAAAGCTGATATTATTGAACACTCGTGGGGCCGCATCTTCTGGTTCACCTGGCCGTTTCTTGCCCGGCCTAGATGTAACGGTTAGCAATACCCGCTTTCCAATAACTTCATCTACCAACTGATCGGTGGATAGGTTTTGATTAAACTCTGGGAAGGACTTGAAGAGAATCTTAAAGGCGTGCATGCGATTTGTAGCAATTTCTAGTGCATAGGGGGGAAGGTTCATGCTTCGTAAATCAACGCCTTCTAGATCTTCCGTTGAAACATCTTCGGCTGGTTCAAGTAGTTGGCAATGATAAAGAATAGCTTCGGTTTCGGGATTCCAAGGGGTCTGCCCTTTTTCTCGTCGGGTGACTACGCCGTAGTAATGGCCTGCTTTTAGTGTTGGCGGGCCGTCAGGCAGGGAAGAGACGGGCGCTGACATTGGATCTTCATGATAATCGCGCGCGTCGAAAGCTTTAGCTGTTTGAGCCATAAAGTTGGGTTCCTATAAGGTTAGGTTAGGATAGGGTTTAGGGTTTGTTTGGGTTGTGTATAGTTCGGTTTTGGGTCCTCCTTCTTAAAGCTGGTTCGGTTTTGGATAGCTTCAATTAACTCTTTTGGTTCAGGCTTCCCTTGAAGTTTGCAAAATATTTCAGCTAAACCAGTGCTTACATCGTAAGTTGGCTTTAGACTGAAGGGCGCGCTAGTTTTGACTGCTATTGCGCCTTGAGGAGTTGTATGGATTAGTCTTTTTGTATTTCTCCCGGTTCCTTCTATTCGCATTTCGACTACATTATTAAAGTATCTTCCGAATCTTGGACCCAAAGCGCGGCCAAGTGCACTTGGAAAGGCTTTTTCGGAGCCGAAAATATCGCTTGAATTGGAGCTTAGGACACGATTTTTTTGTCCGGTTTTATTATCCTCCATGAAGCTTTCACTTATGTAATTTATATGGGTGATTACTATTACATGGCACTTGACTGCATCGGAGTATAGAAATCGTAGTACATTTTCCATTTTTTCTTGTGCGGCGCCTATAAATCTTCGCCATTCGTTACCTAATGGTTCGGCGCCTAATTTACTATTCATTTGTTGAACGTAGCTTAAAGCTGCATAGCCAGAGAAAGTCGAAGAGTCGAGTACTATTACGCTATCTTCACTCCAAGATGTAATTGGGCCTAATTTGACTCCACAGGCTTCGTCCCAGGAGTTTAGTAATTTTTCTATCTTTGGCCAAACGGTAGCGCTTTGGGGTTGAATCCTGACCTTATCTCCGCCTAGATCCATTGTTATCATTTTATGATTAACAGTTTCGTATCGGAAGGATTCTTCGAGATCGAGACTTTGTGCAATTTTATAATATGGGCTTTCAGGATCATGGAGGCAATTTAAAATTATATCTAATCCGTTATCGACATCAATAACACGCAATTTATGACCGTTTAGAATTAAGGAAACTATGGCGCCGCTTTTGCCGACACCGGAATCTCCGGCAATACAAATCTTGATTGGTTTCTTGCCTAAACCTTCAGCGCCGGAAGTCATTTAGGATCTCTTCCAAAGTATGATATTAATACTACAAATAAACATGCTACAAAGCCGGAAATACATATACATTGCTCCCAAGTCATGATTCAAATTACTCCTTAACCATTCTCTGATTTTGTTTCTTCTACTTTTCCGTGATTAAAGTTCGGCCCTGCTTTTGGGTCAGGATCGATTCGCTCCCCGGGCGGGTGTTGATGTACGGTGCCATCAGGACGAATGTAAAGTGGTATTTGCAGATTATCACTTAATTGTTGAACTTTGGCTTTAGCTACAGGGTCGATTTCTTTTGTTTTCACTTGTAGTGCTCATCATTATCTTTTACTAATTTTTCAGCTGCGGTTTTGGCTTGTTCTTTAGTTATGTATTCGCCAAACCCCGCCCCGTTTTTATAAACACCCCACGGATTTGTGGTCTGTTTGGCGTGCATTACCATAACTAATACTTTGCCGGTACTTTCTTCAACGAATCTCTCATATTCTTCAACGCTGTCGCTTGATGCAATCCACATCGCTGCCACTATGGCGATAATAGGCTTGTTCATCTCTTTATTTCCGCTTTAGGACTATTCTGATTGAGTGCGGCCCGAAATTTATTTGTTGCGTTTCGCCTTTAACTTGTAGAGTAACCTCGCCTGTTACTTCATCAGCGGCTATAATATCCCCGGGCACATCGCGATAACTATCGGTGCGGATTATCTTATATCTAGCTTTTTCTTCTGTGTTATCGCCGGATTCGAATTTCATAATAAATCTTCCAACTTTGGTGGATTATAGCGATGACGGCACTGCTGACATTCGTATGGCTTATCATTGGCATTTAAATGAAAAATTTTGGTAGCTCTACCGCTGCATTTGGGGCAGACCCGTGGTGAAGTCCATTTTTTAGGAGCCTTTAATCTGTCCTCTATGATCACGGCTTTTCTCTACTTTTTAGGGGATCCCAGACTCGCTTATCATAGTTAGCTTTTAGCAGGGTTTCTCTTATTTCAGGCGCTTCAGCGCAGACTTTCCTGAACGGGCATTGATAGCTTAATTCGCCAGTTTGTGGATCTTCATAAACTTGTCCACACATTTTTTCGTTCATAGGCCAATGATTTCTTTCAGCGGCTACTTCTGCTAAGCTGATATAATATTCGGTATCTGTTATCCATTCAGCTAGGTAACTTTCACTTCGGGCTATCTCTCTTCGTTCAAATTCAGTGCTTTCTACTTTGATTTGACTTGCGTCGATGATCACACCTTTTATTTCTTCACTGAAGACGAGTTTACCAGCGTAGGAGTAAAAGGAGACTTGATTATCAGGTGAGTATTTGGCAAAATAAGCGGAATTTAAGGTAAATTTGGTTGTCTTCGCATCGGGTATCCAAAGTGCTTCTTGAAACTCAGCTATACGATCGAAATGGCCGCATAAAATATATGTTTCGCCAACGGTTCCGGTGCCGTTACAATTTCTGCATTCTTCTAAGCCATCATCAATGTGATCTGGCAAATTTAGATTGAGTGGTTCTCTTAATATTTGTCCGTCGCCGAAACAAATTGGACATTCGACTTGAGTTATAGTTGTTTTCTTATCTAGTTCTAATCTAAAGCTTAGTTCGACTGCGGCTTTTCCATTAGCTAAGATATAAGTCTTAAAGCTGTCATTTTTAAAATTATCTAAATAATCAATAATGGAACGGATTAAGGTGATTCGGTTTTTATTGGGATTATCACTTATCCAGGGACGATTAAGTTTATCATCCCAGGTTGATATTAGAGCATGCTTAACTGACTCTATTAAGGCGCTTTCGTGATCGTCGCCGGCTGCTAAGCGGTGTTGGTATAACTCTAATGCGGAATGATACTCTAGGCCAAAACGTAGGTGAACGGACTGTTCACGAGGAACCCAGCCGTCAATGATAGTATATTTGTAACGCCGTTGACAGCCTTTAAATTCTCCAAGCGATGTCGAATCCCAAGCTAATTGAAGGGTAGGAAGGAGTTTAGAGAAGCTGGAATTAATGTACGGGCCTTCCACCCGCGCGCCAGTTCTAGCCTGGTTCTCCTGACCGGCCATATTTTCGGTTTCAGGCAGATTGGAATTATTGATTATTAGCTCTAATTGGTTCATTTATTTGAATAATCTCATAAATTCAACTAACATAGCTACAAAAACAAATCCATTACACCAAGCAAAGATGATTAAAAGTCCGTCATATTTTCCTAATCCAATACCGAGCGCCATCATTCCGCCAGTTAGAAGAAACATAAGAAACATGATTAAAACAAACCAGCGCATTTCACTTATCTTGACTTAAGTGCTGAGCAGTTTTCAAATTACTTAATGCGATATGGATTTGCGTTTGTGCGTTATTTGAAAGCTTCTCTTCTAGAGCTTTGTTTAAATAAAGCTCTATATTGCTCATAAGGAACTTAATTGCTTTTAGCTCGCCGGAACTAAGCCGCTTCGAGCGTGAGCTTGGATTTGTTTTTGTTTCGCTCATATCTCAATATCCTTGGCCATATCTAGGGCTTCGCTTATTGAAACTGTTTTCTTTCGGGTCTTTTTTGGTTCTAGTAGATCCTTTTCGATTTTTTCTTTGGCTAATTTGGCGAAATGAGATTTTTTATCGCGGACCCAACGAGCTAAGTAACGGACATTTGTAGTTAGATCCTCATTGCTTAACGATAATGGGTTTGTATTAAAAGTAATCTGCGCTCGTTCCATAAGCTCGTCTAGCGATTTTGGATCGGCTTCGCTTAATGGCGAATTAGCACTGGCTTCTAAGAGAGCCTTTAGTGGCGATTGAGATTCTTCATTCATTTTGGACGGTCCGGGCAGTAATCGCACATTAATGGTGCGCCAATTAATATAAACGTTGCGCCGTGCCAATCTAGTTCGGGGTTCATTTCTTCTGGATTCTCTACTATGACATAGTGGAACAATGTCTTACGACTGTAAGGTCGTGCAACTTCCTCCAATTTAATATGGACATGGGATACATAGCTTATATTATTCATCTTGATATCCTTACTAATTATACATCCGAGCCTAATTTTCTCATAGCCTCTGAGCGTAGTTAATTTGCGATCACGCAAATCTTGTGCTTCTTGAGAACGGTCATTGATATACAGCATGCCAATGAATTCATAACGCTTTGTATAGGCTGCATACCAAGTCACGATATTAGACCTGACTTGAGTTTCATTGCTTATTTGCTCTCTTCTTTATCTATCAGCCGCCTGGCTATATCTTCAGTTTCGATTAGAAATCGTCGAATTGCGATTCGAACTGCTTTACTGACACCAATTTTTCCTTTACCCGCGAAAAGGAATTCTAACTTGGTATTGTCTTCCTTATCGACCATGTAGTGTTTTTTGATAAGGTTCTCTTGGCGAGCGGGAGGCATGAGAATCTATCTCTTCTCTTTTTTTATCATTTCCAGTCCAGCTTTTAGCCTTGCTTCAACACGTTTTTGAGCCGAAGCTATAGTTATTTCGTCGTTTGATCCTTGGGCTTCTTTGGCTATCTCTTCGCTATGATCAAAGTCAGGGACTTCTAGTTTCATTTGGCTTGAGATTATGTCAGCTTCTATTTGGACCTGAAGATTAGTTAGGTTTGGATGATCAGCTATAAATTGAATTAGTCCTTCTAAGAGTTGATCTAGGAAGATTTTATTTAGAATTTTGGCTTCAATAGTTCCTAATGAATCGCCAGGATTAAATCTTGGTTTAAGGGTTATAATCAGCTCGTCTATTATTACTAAACTCACTTTGCTTTAACTCACACGCTTGATTTCAAAGGTTGGGGTTCTTTTAATTAAAATGCAGGGTTTTGATTCATGCTGTTCTAAGATGAAACTTAAACCGATTCCGATTTTCTTCCGTCGGCGTAAGCTATAGCATGCGAAGCGGAAACTTTCGGCCTCAGAGATGTTATCGAATTTAATTAAAGCTTCAGCGCCGTTTAAGATTGGCATTAGAGCAGCTCTAATTTGCTCCTCGCTCCATTTATGTCTTAGGGACAATTTAACTTAGATCCTTATCTAAAATAAACCTGAAACCCACCAAAGCCAGGCTGCAAAGATAGTGCTTGTCGTTGCCCGAAGTGTATAAACATCTGCACCCTTGAACTGACCGCCATTCGCGGCAGCTACTAAGCAATATGGTATATCTAACACTAATGAAAGCAATAGGAACCATTTCATGGGTTGGTCTTTATCACCTAACTTAAGCTTTGAAGCTTACTTTGAGTTTATTGTTTAGATCAAATATTAATTCGCCTTCGATGTCTTCTGTTCCTATGTCCATTTTTTCGGCAAAGATGGCTGGGATATAGCCTAATTGGTGCTCGGTTAAATCGCAGACTTCATCTAAAGTAAATCCGGAACTAGCTAGGGCAGATATTAGCTCTCTTTTATCGACTTTTAAGAATTCTTCTGTTTTTATCCAAACGCCGATTGCATTGGCTCGTGTTTTGGGATGATCGGGTTCTTGGCGTAGGATTAACTTTGCGCCGATTGGAAGGACTTCTAAGATTGCTTGAGCAGGTGGTCGGTAATGGGCGCCCACGATTTCATAGCTATAGGCAGTTTTGAGACCTGAAGACATGAGTACCACGGTCTTGTTCATTGTTATATCTCTATTTCTCTTTCTAGCTCGAATTGGGTTTCTTGAAGTTTGTAGCTTCGCTTTAGATCCTTAGCAAATTCAACATCGCTGGGTTCATTGATTGAGCTTAGATTAATTTCAAATAAAGTCTCTAGGGTATTTTCTGGATCAAGCCGGTAAGAGTTGATAATCTCGCTTAGCTTTTCGTCGGGAATTATTCGTGTGACTTGGCGAGATAGATATCTTCCGGAACCGGAGTTTGGAATCATCGCACTTATTGTTATTGTTTCGTCTTGATTTGGAAATAGGTTTAATCGCGGCACGACGACGCGTTTGCCGAGTAACTCGGGAATATCATTTATTCTTTTTCGATTGGGGTCAAAGAGGTTCAAGGGTTTAATTCCTTTTTCAAGTTCTTGCCTCGTTACGACTTCGCTTCATTGCCCTTGCTGCTCGAATGTTGCTTTTTTGCTTTAACCTGAAATGCTCTCGTTCGCGCGATAGAATCTCAATTGCTTCTGGACTTAATAAAGGTTCTGCTATGGCCGCATCTATGGCTTGGATGTAGGCTAGGAGCTTACTTGAGCTGGTTTCTTGATTTGAATAGAAAGCTTCTATGGCTTCTTGCGTATAGGTTTTTATCATTGATTTTAATTGTCTTTGGCTTGTGATTGCTTCATCTACAATTTGTATTAGGGCTAGTAGGCGGTCTTGAGTTATGGGCATAAGATTAGATTTTTATATCTTCTGAACTTATTTGTTCTTTATCTGAATTTAGAATCCATAACTCATATTCGGGATTGTCTGGGCTTATTCGGATCTGCAAGTTGGCATATTTAGCGTTTGGGTATTTGGAGCGGAATTTGTAAAGTAACATGCGGGCTTGAAAGGAGTCTTCGGTGCCGATTCTATAGCCGGTTTGGGCGTCAGCCCCGGCGCTTAGTGCAGCCTCACACATAATACCTAGAGGGGAATCTAGGGTTAGATAATTGTATGAAGCCTCTGTCATTTTATTTCTTTTTCTTACTTTGACCGCTTTCGCTGAGCCCGATTGCTATTGCTTGAGCACGCGATTTTACTTTAGGGCCGGACTTGGAGCCGGAATGAAGCGAGCCGGATTTGTATTCGTCCATGACTTGTTTCATTGCGGCGCGCTTTTGAGGCTTGGTTACGGGAGTTTTAGAGGGCAATTTTAAGTTCCTTTCTCATATGTTCATTGCAATAAAGAAAAATAAAATAGCAATGAGGAATAGTATATCTATAAATGGCTCTAGATTCGCGATTATAAATCCGTTGCGCGTCGAAATCCAAAGCCTAGTTCCAATGAGCTTCATTTTTTTCTAAACCTTATCTTCCATACGCTTACTTGAAGATTGGGTAGTTGATTTTAGTTTGGCTCAACTACCAAAAGCCAAGAAGATTTTAGTAGGGCTTTCTACCCTACTGTTTGCATTTTAAAATCTCCTTTAATGGAGGTATCGCCTGCCCAATGCGCCAATATCTTGCATCAAAGGGCAGGGGAAGTCAAGGGCTTTTTGCTAAGCATACTTTTGCCAAGCATGGTTTATCCTTCTTTACCTTTCTGGCATTGGCCGGACTGGCTTCACTTCTTTACTTTCATATGTTGTTAGATGCCTATGGTTTTTGTGTATTTTTGGCCAAGGTGTTTGCTGGCCGATTACATATTCGCTCATTGCTATTAGTCGGGTTGCTATTTCTTTTCTAGTTCGGAAGGAATCTGTTAAATAAAGCGCTCTTCCCATTAAGAAAAGTTCTCTATAGTCGTCTCGATTGAAGCTCATTTCTCTTGATCTCTTGTTCTAATTGCATTTACACATCGTTTATAACTATCGCTTGGCCCTGGTTCAATGGGCCAAAACCATCCGACAGAACAAAAGGTGCATAAATAAGGGCTTCCGCTGTAATAATCATCATCTGAAGATTGCCATACAAAGCCTTTAGCACCGCAACATGGACAATAATATTGTGTCTTGGTCCAAGATTCTCCGTTAAAGTTAATACTCCTTTCACTCATGATCTATGTTTCCTTCTTAAACTCCAGCGGACCTTGGCCGCATTGGAGGCTATGTTAGAGCGTTGGGTGGGATTTAATTTGTCGGCCCTTGCCTTTCCGCCTAGCTTACCGTTGGTGCTACGGATTTGGCTTATATGGGCTAGCTTGCGCTCGTGTTCGATTTGCTTTTCGTCGCTATGGGTTCCGTCAAATCGGGCCGGGCAGAGGAACTTGGATTCATCTACGTCCCAGAATAGCTCGAGGCCGCAGTAGCATTTGTTGAAATTGTTCATGGAAGGTTTTCAGTGCGCAAGGGCGATTATGGCGCCCAATGACGCTACGAGCAGCGCAAGCAAAATCTGGGAGATCGCTGCGATCTTGTTTTCAGATGCGGTACGCTCGCCAGCGACGGGGGTTAGCGAGATCTGCATCTCGCCAGATTCGAGTTTCTCCCGAACCCCTGGTGGATAGACGAGCGCTCCATCAGGGCCTTTTTTTGCTCCGGTTTCTGCCATGTATTGATTAAGGATGGCAGAAAAGGCGGCTGAGCGTGAGTCTCGTTGGGCCATTTTCATTTTTCTCCTGTTGAAGTTGTTCATTTGTTTTCCTTTAGTTGCTCTAGGATCTTTTCTAGCGTCATATAAATACGCCATAATGCCATGTTCACTGTTGCTGATGTTAGCACTAGAAGTAGTATTATAGTGGCCATCATTGGTTATATCTGCCCCGATTCTACATCGTAGCAATAATCCTCGCAGATGTCTTGTAGAGCTTGAGCCAGGGATTTTATCGTATCTTCGGAAGCTTTAGAGTCTTGTAGGAAATATTGAGCCAATTCGTAGCATTTTTCATCATATGAATATTTCCTATTCATATCTCGATCTCCGATTCGGGTTTAGATATTTGTGATATTTCTTTTCGTAGTTTTGGTTCGGACTTAAATCTTGGTTTGTTACCTAAGCTTAGATTAGGAAAACCCCACCGATCGGTGTGCTCCAAAGCTCGCTTTAGATAATCTAGGGACATATCTCTTGTTATTAATATATCTCCGTCGTTATCGCAGAGATAACGGTAATTTTGAGCCCAGATTGGGAGGGTGAAATAAGTTGTGCTCTCGTTTTTCTTATTCCAATGCCAAGTTGTTACGTCAACGACCGCATTTAAGGTGCCATGTTCGCTTAGAAATTGAGCTAGTGGGCAATAATTACGATCGCTTGCTTCGCCAATGATGGAATCTGGAGCGAAGCTTTCGTGCCAAGATTGGAATTCGGTTGGATCTAGCATGAGATTTATCGCCTATTTATAGTACATTCCTTGATTCGTTGTCGTCGTAGGTTACTTGTAAGTTGGATTCACATTCGGAGATTGTTTTTGGGAGCGTAAAGGCTACTCGGCCCCAATGATTAAGGTCCATTAGCCATTCAAGGGCCGATTCAAAAACAGATTCGGAAATTACATGATTGTTGTTGATTAGCAACTTGGCGGTTTGATAAGTGAGCATAGTTAGGTTTCCTCTTCTTTTTGGGGGCAATCTTTATGCTGCGTCCTTAGCGGCTTGCTTGTGGGCGCAAACACCACTACTAAGCGAATAGAAATCGCCACGGGTGCGGAGTGCTTTATTAAGCAGGAGCTTTGTTTAGTTCAGAGCGAGCATCCCATAGGCCGAGCGGGATGGTGTTAAGATGCTCGTCTCCCTTTTCGAGGGCAGCCTTGATCACTGGCAACAGAGCGGAACCAACATAGCTAATGTGCGCGTCCTGATAAACTCCGCGGTAATAGTCGGCGTGCGTCGCGCGACCATCCATGTAATCTTTGCGGGTAATCATTTGTAGAATTCCTTTAAGCTGAAGTTTGTATATTTCTTTAGGATTTGTTTTTCTCTTTGTTTTAGTTTTAGTCTCGCATACCTTCGGGCTCGCATGCGGACTAGGATTGTAAGGCGTTCTAGGGTCATGAGATTTGATCCTTCTCCTTGTTGCGCTTGTCAGCCTTGCGTTGAAACCGAGAGCGTTTAGAGGGGCGATTGATTTTTTTGTGTAACTTGGGCGTCTCATCGACAACTGACTCAGGCTCAGTTAGAAGGTCACGGCCAGCCATATCGCAACGTCGAACTTCTGTGAATCCTTCACGCATCTTCAATTCATGAGCAGTGATACCAAACCAGTTTGAGCGATAAATCTTACCGTCAGCCACGTATAGGTAACTACCGTGAATCGGATAGTCGTCTGGTAAAACCGGCTCGTCTAATTCTTGATTGGGCATGTTTTCACTCCTTTTGGTTTTGGTAGGTGTGGAGGGACTCGAACCCTCAAAGAGAACGGATTTTAAGTCCGCAAGTTGTGCCAGTTCACTATTATCTCCACACACCTAAAAGGGTTTTGCTAAAAGACTCCTGCTAGAGCTAGGATTGCGAAAGCTAAGATTGCACTTGCGCTTGGGCCGATGATATAGTCTATGATTTGTAGTGAGGTCATGGTTTAAATCCTTGCGGGTTGCGGTTTGCAGTCTACCTTTTGTTCGCCATTGGAGATTCCACTGAGTCCTAGCCCGATCGATACACCTTCTGCGGCTGCCCTGCAGAGACTCTCGGTCGAGTAGCAAATGACGGTGCCCTGATGTGGTGGATTGAATATGAGCGCCCAACTCATTGTTGCTGCGTAGCATAGCTGCATTACTCTATCTCCAACCGATTGTAGCTGGAATATATGAAGCCAGTTCTTTAAGTTCTTCTTCGTTGAGCGTAAGTGTATATAGATTTTTATTGTCTAACCCGGATAGCTCGAACACATATGAGCCAAAATCGGATCTTAGCCGGGATTTGATCTCGGCTTCTAATATGCATAGCCGACTAAAGGCTGATGTTTTATGAATCTTCATGATATCGGGCTCCTTCCTTCAATATAGCAGTGCAAAACCCAACGATCCCACCACGGTTGAATTTTTGCTAGACGTATAACTTCGGCGTGTGTTAGATACTTGTGGTCAATTAAAGTTTGCATAGTAGCATTTTTACCTAGACATTTCTTGGCTAGTTTTAGCCTTGCTCTTACTGTTCCTGTAGAAATTATAATGTTATCATTAATTTGTCGAATGACATTCTGACTTTGTTTGTAGCTTTTCCATTGCTGTATTAGTTTCATGATTTATTTCCTTTCTTAGTTTTTGGCTTCCCGTTATACAAAACCCAGTCCGATTGAACTGAATCCATAGCACGTCGGGTTCTATCAGTCTCGCGAGCCAAATCTTCGATTAGCTCGTCTGTGAGCTTGAAAGCGCTTTCTTCGGGATCGTAAGAATCGGAATCTAGCTTTGACATTGTTTTTTACTCCTTTACACGAAGGAAGGGTGAGTTTAGGCTATGATTGTTCGGCCCGCCCCATTCGGTTCCGAGGGTTCCGTAACTATATAGTCCAACTTTAAATGGAATCCTTATACGATCCTGGTTACGTTTTTGCTTCCAAAGCTTGGTAGCTCCGTTGCGCCGGATTGTCCACCATTTGCCATTTTGCATGGCAATTTCTAGGCGACCAGCGTCTAATAATTGATCTACGTTGTCTTTTGTTAATGGTGGTGCTTTTGATATTTTCATCTTACTTGACTCCTAAAGTGTTAGAGAGTGTCATGGCGATTAAGATTAGTGTCATAATCACTAAGCCTACGCTAAGTATGTAAGCTGTTCTTTTCCACATTTTTGCGATTTTGTACCAGTAAGTGTAAAGTCGCACAAATTCTGCGAAATCATATTCTTGATTCATAGGTTTCACTTTTTCTCTGGTTAACAAGCCAGATATGATCCTATTTTTATTTCATATCTGGTATCTTAATCGGAGCCTAATTTTATCCTTGCCTGACTAGTTCGAACTTTTGAATAGCTTGAATAATACTTGACTCGTCGAATTCTGGTGATTGCTTGCCAATACGAAGCACATCATTGAGAATTTGTATGGCTCCGTTCCATATGGGAGCATCATCAGCAGTACAAAGAGCAGCATGAGCAGCAGCATCAGCAGTACAAAGAGCAGCATGAGCAGCAGCATGAGCAGTACAAAGAGCAGCATGAGCAGCAGCATGAGCAGCATGAGCAGCATGAGCAGCAGCATGAGCAGCAAGAGCAGCATAAGCAGCAGCATGAGCAGCAGCATCAGCAGCAAGAGCAGCATAAGCAGCAGCATGAGCAGCATGAGCAGCATGAGCAGCAGCACAAATTATAGAATAGTTGGCGTTATCTGGTAAGCTACGAAGGTTAAGGGCGATCATTGGCAGAGTAGGATCAAGGATTAAGGGAACAATTTTTCTCAACGTTTCAAGAATTATAAAGTGTAGACGGGCTGCTTCAGCAGCAGGATCTCGATTTCCTACGACCCGGAGAATGAAGGGCTTTAGAAGTTGGCGTTTTTTAGTAGGCATATAATCGTTCAGTGCGACCGCATAAGCTCGGATTATTGGACAAGAACAGGGCGGGTTATCGCCGATTTTACCGTAGACTAGCCACATACCCGCATCGAAAAGGCATGCGCCGTTACGTGGATGATCAGTAGAACCTTTACGAAGATCATAGCGCCAAAGATTAGAAATGTCGGTGGTCATTTTGGAACTCCTGAAGAAAGTGAGTGGTAGGAGAGGATTCTCCTACCACTAAAATAGTTTGAGGTTTAATTTATCCTTACTAGTTCACGTTGTTTGGAGGGTGAGAAGGGGATAAGGAGCTTACCGGCTTCACGTTCAAGCTCGGTTCGAGCGTCTTGATGCGTCAGACTTTTGGCGTATGCCGTTGCGGCTGTTACCGCATCGAAGATTGTTTCGATTGGATGATCTTCCTCGACCATGTGTTGAGTCAGGAGGGCGCTAGTATTGATCTTGCCAAAGCGCTTGGATAGGAATTCTTCTACGTCGCCCTTGATCTTGGCGGCTTGTGCGGCTTTAAGAGTCTCCTCGAACGGTTTCGCGCTGATATCGGTCCGTGCCAATTGTGCTAGGATTGGTTTGACTTCTTCCTTCCACTTGTCGGGCGCGCCTTTAGTGTGCTTGAAGGATATTTCCACCTGCTCTTGTACGCCCCAAAGGATACGATTGCCGCAGGCGTAATCGAATAGAAAGGCGCCCAAGGTGTATTTCTTGAAGCCGACTTCAGAGTTGGAGATATAAAATCCTCGGGCAAAGCTTCCGGATTGACCATTGCGACGATTTGGTATCTCGACTCGATTGGTTTCGTCGGCTAAGAAAATCCACATATCGCGGTCGGAGCCGTAGATTGTGGTGTTTTCTTTGGTGATGTTAACGCGCTTACCAAACTCGCCTGGTACTCGCCAGTCGCCACTAACGCCGTCGCCGAATTGATGGACTAATTCGTCTGTTACATCGAAATCCCAGATTCGGCCGTAGTTGGGGCCGGTAGCGGCTGCAATGGAAGCCTGATTTGTATCGGGATCACGCCGGAGCAGGATACCGATTTCATCCACGCTCCGAGCCTGCTGTAGGCCCCAATTCATGCAATCGGCTACTAATGGGCCAGGAATACCGCTGCGCATATAACCCGCAGGAACGCTGGCTAGGGCGCTAAGTTGACTGAAGCTCCAATGGGTAAAATTGACCGGGATGCCGGTTTTTCCATTTTCTGTTCTTGTCAGTGCGATATCGAAAAGATCGGTTGTGGATGGTACAACGGTTAAGCTACGATTTGTTGTTACTAGCTGTTTGCTATGCTCGCGTTGATAGCGGCGTTGGGCCGCAAGAGCAGTTAAGCTTGTATATCGTTCATCCGGTCCCCGCTTGAACCATTCTTTGCTTACTACACTATTGGTTCCATTGTTGATTTGGGTTACTTGGGCTGACATTGCTTAATTCCTTTCCATAGCGTGTTGAGCAAGTTGCACGTTAATTTTTCTTAATTCATCTTTATTTAATATAACACGATATGGAATATCTTGATATTTACCTCCACGAACGGCTAATACAATACTATCTTCCTTAATTGTTATTAGAGGATAATCTAATTCTGCTCTTGTTATCCATATTCCCTTGACACTGTGTAGAATTTTCATTTGATCTTTACTCCAGTTTGTGACTAAGAGTTATTCACGCTTAATCACGTTAGATATGCTCTGATGAACATACCAAGTTAAGGTAAGGTTGGTTTTATTATTCCTTACCTTAATTGTGCTATGTTCCTATTGCTCGGTCATCGTCAAGCATGATTTATATCTCCTCTTCATTTGTGTTTTTTTTTCCCAGATACAGAATGAGCAATCGAATTGGCCTACTTGGTTAATTTGAAATAGGAGCCGCTTATGACCGTGTGCGATAAATTCGTTATAAATTTTCTCAGGATCATCATTTTGACCGGGATGCCAGCCGCTTTCGTATCCACATTTTAATTCACGGTAGCCATATTTACTTAGATCAATATTTGAAAGATTGATTGCTCGTTTTGGAGTATTTTCTAGTGTAGCAATATCATCTTCTGTCAGACATTCGAGACAGTAGCATTCGTCATTATTTTGTAGATACGATGGTTGCCAGCTATGACTATCTGGGGATATACGGAGAGCGTTACCACAACCATTGCATATGGTCCATTCATCTTCCCATTCTATCTCGTATCCCGCCCGTTCTAAAATAGAAGATAGATCGCGTGGGAAATAATTCCAGTTGGAAAATAGAATGCCGTGCTTTGGGTTTTTATATCCAGGTTCGGCATACTCATGGGCGCCTTGTAAATTTTCAATATAACGCTCTGCTGTTCTACGCCATCCGGGTTCGTTGGCGCAGGATGGTGCCCGGCATAAGCTCTTGCGCATGATATATTGCGGGGTCATTGTTTACATTCTCCTTGGCTAGATTTCGATTTCTAGATCGTCTTCGCTTGGGATTCGCTTTGTAGTGAAGAATCCGTAGCGCCCGACTAGTTCGCCGCTTTGGGCCATACGCTCGATTTCTGAATTGTTGAACCCTTCGCGGCGTAATTTGCGCACTACATTTTCGCTGGGTTGAAGGACTGTAGGATCGATGAATTTAAGAGCACTTGGATAATGTGCAGCGGTATATTCGATGGTGCGGATATGGCGTTGGTGGGCCATGAACTTTTCGTGCTCGAGTCTCTTTTCTTGCTCTTTCTTGATCGCCTGCTCTTGCATTATTATTTGTTGAGCGAGAAGTAGGGCATTCTCGCGGATTGTGTCTGCCAGCGATTCGGCGCTCGATACAAAGACCTCGATTTGATCTAATTCAATCTTCAGGCGCGAACCGTTCTTACCGGGAGCTTCAGCTCGTAATGTTTTAAAGTCGTTGCGGAATAAAGTGATTTGGGCAGTCATATCTCTATCTCCGTTGCATCTGCTTTGCGTTGCCTACAAGCTGCATAGTTGTGTGTTCTTTCTGGCACTTGACCTAATCGGATCATTTGTTCGAACCAGTTATATCCGTGCCCGTATTTCCATCCACCATATATCAAACCTTCCATTGCATGAGCGACCTCATGTAGAAAAGTTGATATTAGGGCTATTTTTCCTTGATCTCTTAGTCCTGGATGCAAGTGTATTTTGCTTGTGCTGCCGCGACCGGCGCACGATTTTAAGTTCCAATTAAACGCAACTGGAATTTGCTTTGTTTTTTCTAATCTTGGATCGAAACTTATAGCGCGGGATAATATATCTTGTAGGCCCAGTTCTCGTGCGAAACTCTCGACAGTTCCAAGATTTTCTAACATAGCTCTGGTTCCTTCCTTTTCTTAATGATTTCCTAAGATGGAAATTTGACAATTAGAAGGAAGTATAGTATTTATATATCGTAGCGTTTCGCTATTTCCTGCGGAAATTTCTAACAAGGCGTAATTCGTGAGGTCGCGCGAGTCTTCTTTTGTTATGGTGTTATCTAGCGTATAAAATGCTTTTGCGATTAAACACTCGATTGTTGTAGCGTCGTAGGTTTGGTTGTTTATAAGGAATTTTTCCATAGCGGGTGGCGCCTTTGGAAGAGAGGGTTGGATTGGAAGTGTAGCACAATGGGACAATGGGTTGTCAAACATTAATTGAGTTGAGGAAATAGAAGGATGCTCAACGCAGGGTTGTACTACTGACTAAGGCTCCACGAACTAATTATCGTGATTAGTCCAAAAAATATTAATCCGAATGCGCAAATTAATGTCTCAATTTCCCAGCGAATCTCTGATGGAATAACGCGCATGGTGAATCTGTCACCTGGTCTGTGAAACTGGCGGTCTGCTGTTTAGCATAGATTTGTGACTTTTTGTAGAGGGTTTGGTAGGGGATGCTTGGCAAAGCAGGCTATGTTAACGCCGATGTTGACCTGTAATGTTAGGATGGCAGAGTGGGCGCGCCGTGGTTCGATGGGCATGATTGAGCTTAAAGTGATGTTAGCGTCGATGTTGTAGTATGATGTTTAAGCGACCCGGGGAGGGTGGTTGTGTGTGAGGGTATCTAGGGTTGTAAGAGGGTACAACCTAGGGTATACTTACTTAAAAATATATATAAAATTAACTAAAGAGAGAAAGACATTTTCAGTTCTAAGGACGGAAATTATAATATATATACTTATACCAATACCCTTTTGGATCGATGGCCATCCGAAAGTACCTTTACCACCCCCACCTTACCCTGCCTTGCTTAAACATTATAGCCTAACATCAGCCCTAACATCGAATCTGACCTAATCGCGCCCATAGAACCTCCTCAAGATTTGAATTTTGTGCTTAGTATAGGCGAAATGGGAGCCGGGCCGGAGCGGGCTCGAGTCGCGTGAGATAGTTCCCCGACGGGTTGTGCCCGACGACGCCGCAAGCGCCCCGCTCCTCCGAAAAAAAAACCATCAAACCCCAAAATAAAATTTGACAACTCTCGCGCCATATGAGATAACTCTCTCGGTTAGTCGATACCGATTAGCTGGAACCAAAGCAAAGTGGAGTTTGAAAATGTCTGAGAATCGTAAGCCGCGTGAAGTTCACGATACGGTCGCAACCCGGCTGAGCAACCTGAGCAACCAGTATCTCGTGTATGTCAAGGACGAGGCTGCTGACGTTCATATCCCGGTCGCATACACCCCGCGCTTCACGCCAGGGGGTGCTGTGACACCTGAGCTCGCACGCGCTCTCAATTGGGCGCACGTCGAAAAGGCTTCCATGTCGGCCTCTATGGCGCTCCGGAAGCACTCGGATATGCCTGACAACTTGAAGGGTGAATTTGTCACCCGTCACGTTGCGGACTATAACTTTCCGAGTGACTTCGGCGACCTCGGCGGGAACATGCTCACGCGTGCGGCTATGGAAATCGCAATGGAGCTCGGCAAAGCGCAGCTGTCCGGCCTGACAGACGCCAAGCGCGCGGCAAAGGCGGCCAAGGCTGTGGAGGCAATCCTCAACACCCCGAGCGTCGCGGACAAGTACACTGACCGCGTTTCGCAAATTGCAGCCGGTATCCTCGCGACCCGTAAGCCAGTCTCGAAGCGCACTAAGGGCAGCGATACCGAATCTGACGCAGGCGATATCGCCGTCTAACCAAGAAAGGAAGTGGTAGGGCTGATCCCCTACCACTTAATTCCCCATGTATCATCTAGTGATCAAAGGAACCAAGCTTCAAGCGGAGCAGGCTGCTACCGAACGTGGTGTATCAGTAACATTCATAAGTTACTACCCACAGTGGGATCAAACACTAGCCCATACCGATGCAGACCTTTCTACTCTTGCCGAGTGGTATCACGAATATGATGAAACTATGGATAAGACGACTAGTACTATAGTAGGAAGGTATCCGCCCGGTAGCCTACTTGTATTCAGCTCTACACAAATAGAGACTACAATTTACAATAAAGAAGGATAAACATCTCATGCGAATACCAGCCCTCATAGTTGTTGGCGCACTCGTTGCCTCTTGCGGGTCATTACCACAACTGGAAGATTACCCTTATCGCTCGTCTCAGATAGCAGTCATTAACGCCGCGCCAAGCTTTGCGCCTACGCAACCATTACCCTTCTATCCGCTATCATTGCCGACAGGATATAACTCTCGCTCGACTAACTTCACTTGCTTCTCATCCCGTCTTAGTGCTTCGATGGCATATACTAACTGCAATTGATAAAGAAAGAATTAACTTGAGGGGAGCTTAATTGCTCCCCTTTTTATTTGCCCTGAGTTACAACCCAAGCTTGTTCAACTCTTAATTTCAAATCTAATCTCAAGCTTAGTATTTATCTTATCTTAATCCATCCTTGGTTGTAAATCCCTTGTAGAAAAACGATATCCCTTTTAATATCTCCTGCCACCCTTCGCCAGAACCAATCCCCAACATATCACATTTTTTCCCCCTGCAAGAAATTATTCAAAGAAGGTAAGCGCGAGTTAAAGGTCAAGTTTAAGCGCGGATAAAAGTGCCTAAAAAAGTGCCTAAAGGGCCTTGAAAGCTTGCGGCTCTTGACTATACGCGGGCGCCCGCATATATATAAAGCAAGGAGGGTAAGCGCGATCGGTCAGGAGCGCTCAGTAGAGGAACCCATATCATGCCCATCAATCAAAACCTATCCTTAATCCCCCGGCGCGGCCTGAGCGCCCAAAATATCACCCTGACTCTCCTAGGCGAATTAACCCAAGCTGATCTAGCCCGGTTGCCATTAAAGCCGAAGACCTCCCCGCCGACCTTGCAAAAGGCCCGGGCGATCCACCACAAACAAGCCCAATTGATAGCGCAAGGTTTCAGCTTGGCTGAAATAGCGGCCCAAGTCGGCTCAACCGAATCCCGCCTAAGCTTGCTTAAAAGCGATCCTACCTTTGCACAGCTAATAGCTTTCTATGCAAACCAGCAAGATATAATTAATTACGAAGCCCATGCCCGGGTGCAAGAGACATTAGTTGATGTCCTTGAGCTAAGCACTAATGAAATTCAAGAAAGATTAAGTGATGAAACGGTAAGGAAGAAAATTCCTATCCGTGAGTTGCGCCAGTTAGCCGAGTTCGCAGGTGATCGCAGTATAGCACCCCCGAAGGCAACCCAACAGGGAAGCATTAGCCCACCGCAAAAGATAACCCTAAATTTCGGCTTCGAAACAAAACTCAAGCCCGAGCCGCAAATTATTGATATGGATACGAATGACTAAAGATGCGCGTAGCTTTCGATCTCAAAGTCGCGTTTCCAAGCATCTCAAAGTATATTCCAGAGCCGACTTCAATTCACGCCAAGAACGGCCTAAGATACGAGCGAAAGGTAGTTAAAGCCCTAAGTAAAGCTTATTTATTATCACACAACCCTTGGTATTTCTTTGAAGATATGAACGGCCCGGGCCATATCGTCCCTGATGCTATAATTGAATATCAAGATCAGCTAATAATTATCGAAATAAAGCTGACCTACACCGCTGAAGCAATCTTCAAATTGCGAAACCTATACTGCCCCGTCATAAGCTATGCTACAAATAAGGAAACTTTACCTTTAGTTATAACCAAAAATCTAACTTCAGCGTCGCCAAATCCAGCCTTCAATGTCTCCTCAGCTTTAATTAACCCCGAGCCACTCTTACATTGGCTAGGGAAAGGGAATTTAGATTAAGAACCCTTTCAAGCCCCTATGGCTATCGTAGGGGCTTTTTGCGTTTCGGCCCGACATCTCCCATTGCCCCATGTACTTATCTTCTATAACCTCGCCTCGGATCAGTGTGTTTTAGTAGCCTGGCGTTCCCCCTGATGCAATTTTCCGCATAGCCATGCTTTCTCTTTAGAGCTAAGATACACTGATCCAAAGCAAAGGAAATTAAATGTCTTGCTTCAGTGAACAGTTTTGCATTGAGTTAGTAATTCTCTTTGCACTAATCATGATTATAAGGTTGGTTGTTCCAGCACTTTTAAATTTCTTCGGCCTCGGCGGCGTCGTAGCTCAAGTTATATCTATAATCTTGTGGGCAATTATAACTATAGTTGGGATCAAAATACTGTGGGTGTTATTTAGTTGCTTATGGTCGTCTATGGGCGCAAGCGGGATGAAGTTCTAGTAAAGCTCCAATGGCTATTGAATTCCCACGGCCCCAATTACCAGCCAAGATAGCCCTTGGTATGTTTTGCGACGCCAAGTTAAGCTTATTCGAGTGGTGTTCACCCAAGTCAGCCCGGGTAGAGTCGGGTTTAGCTTGGCTAACTGAGCGCGCCTTTGCTGGCACTGTAGATCAAAATTTCTGGTGGGTCGGCCCCGACTTTAGTGCTTGCGCTCAAGCACTAATAACTTTAAAGAACGCCCTAAGCCCCGGCTCATTTACTATCCCTTCCCGCACGCCTGCCCTGACTTTGCTCAACGGTGCGATGCTCCACTTCCGCCCGGCCGAAAACCCGAACGTGTTATACGGCGACTCTGTTTACGCCTGCGTACTTGATCAAGCAGTTCATGTTAGCGAAAAAAGCTATCGGGCCTTGCAGGAAACCCTTGCTAATACTCGCGCGCCTTGGCGGATTACAAGTACAGTGGGCGGAAGAGCAAATTGGTTTAATGAGCTTGCGCGCGAATCTGAGGACGATCCGACTTCCGGTATCTTTTACACCCGGTTCAATGCTCTCGATGCGTGCGAAGCAGGGTTATTGGCTCAGGAGGATATAGATTACGCCCGGGCGACCTTACCTGACCATATGTTCCGGGCGCTATATCTAGCCCAGCCTTATGACGATAGAATCGAAGCCGCTTATAAAGCCTCCGATCCGAGAATCATGCGCGATGAAGAGCTGGCTATCATAGCCGGATTAAATCCCGAATCTATCAATTCTATTTCCGATGGTGAGCTTCTTAAACTCATTCATCCTAACCTGAACGAAAGTAATTCCACTCTCGTTCATTAACTTGAAGGGAATTTAAGATCATGCGTAATATGGGTAAAGAGGTTAACATCATTAGCGATTCGCCGCATATGCCGCAAGAGCACGGCGATAGTGCGATGCAGAATACCAGCGTTGGTTCCGGCTCCCGGCCGACTCCAAGCAAGTTCAAGATCGATACTTCGGCCCCGGAAGATCCACACACCCTGGGCCGTGATGTGCCCGGCAGCTTAAAATAAAGCCCTAATATGCCAGACGCTAATAAATATGGGGGCAATGATTCCTGGGATGATTATGATAACACCAATACCCAAATAGCGCGTGATCATCCTAAGATTCCTATGCCTAAAATGCCTACTAAGAAAGACTTTACAAAATCCTTCGCCAAATCAAATCCTCCTATGACCGATGCTGAATTAAAGGAGGATTATGAAGGCATTCGAGCTGACAGAACTAGTGACACCATAGCTCGTAAAGGAGGAACTTAATTCTATGAATAGTAATGGCGCCAATAATTACGGTGGCAAAGACTCTTGGGACGACTACGACAATTCCAATACACAGTTGATCAAAGATCAAAAAAAATCAAAGCCTAAAAGTAAAGATTTGCCGATCTGGAACGATCCTAAAGATTCAAAATTGCCTCCGCCTAAGCAAGACCCCAATGCTTATGATTGGGGCCCGCCATTCGGGAAAAATTGGCCACTTTAATTCAAGGAGCCACTTAAATTGTCAACCCAATATGCAACTAGTTATCTCAACCAACTGATATTTGCTGATAGAGATACTTCAATTCAGCTTCCTGATCCGACTAAAACTGGCGGCCCACTAGCTATCGGCGCCAAATTTACAGTTGAAGATAATCTTGGAAGGGCCGGGGCCGCTAATATCGCCATTGTCGGCCCGATTAACGGCGGGACTACTGGGGTTTCAATTACTACTGCGTACAGTTCTATCGAATTCACCTGGGTCGGCTCAACTTATACGCAAATTAACGGGCCGTAAGTTGGGCCCGGAGTTGTTGGCGTTTGTGAGGGTTATCGTCCGTAAGGGGAATCCTGCATGGTCGGTGGAGTATCGCCCGGCTTCTGATCCTAAACCCTCTTTCTCTGTGCCCACGTATTCCTGCGTTCTCAGGGAGCGATGAGCGTAGTCCATCACGCGAGCATCGTATTTGGGTGCCATACGGCTTCCACCCCCGTATGGCCGCACCCAAGGTTTTAATTAAACCTTTATGGAACTTAAATCTTGTCCACACTTTATATAGCTGAATTTAATAAACTCTTAGTTGATGCTGATGCGCAATCAGTCCTTGCGCCGAATTATCCAGCCTTGCGTGAACAAGTTGTAGCTATAGGCGGCGCTTCAACTCAATCAGTTATGATGGGCTCTGAGACTAGATTTGTCCAATTATCTACTGATGTTGTATGTTCCTTTGTAGTCGGAGTAAATCCTACAGCTACTACTACTAACTCTCGTATGGCTGCTAATGAGACTCGATTTATTGGTATAGTTCCTGGTCTAAAAATTGCTGTAATTAGTAATTCATAGAGATCCTAGCTATGATGGGCTCACCACCACCACCAATTTCATCTAATGTCCAAGCTTTATCTGTATTGACTGAAATTGTTGATCTATTACGCAATGGGCCGAAAGACATTAAAGATCAAATTAAATCTCTTCAAGACTTACATAAAAGTGTTTCTGAAGAAGTGATAGCGCTAGATAAAGTTAAAATAGAACATTTAGCTTTAGCTAATACTAATACTAAAGCTAGCGAATCTTTATCTTCTCGTGAAGTAGAGATTAATAATAAAATCTCTTTGAATAACGAAAGAGAAGTTAAATTAAATAAATTTAATGAAGACTTACATACTCGTCAGCAGAAATTGAATAATGATACTAAAGAATTTGAAGCTTTAAAGAAGACCACTGCATCTGATCTTTCACAAAAACTTAAAGCTGCTGAACAAGAGATTGCTACTAAACTTCAAGTTTGTGATAAAGAAATTAAAGCCAAGCAAACCAAAGCTGATCAAGAAATAAAAACTAAACAAGAAGCTTTTAATGCCTCTTTAGAGACTCAGAGAGCCGAACTTGCTCAACAAGCAGCCAGAATAAGCTCTTCCGAATCTCAACTTCGCTCCCGAATGGAACAACTCCGTGCTGTATTGCCGAATTTCAATGGTGCGTAATAGGTGGCCAGTGAAAAAATCAGCGCAATGCCAGATGCGGGCGCGCTTACTGGTGCCGAACTTGTTCCCGTTGTTAGATTTGGTTCTCCAAATTTAAATCTTAGCACGACTGTAGCTGATATTGCCAATTCAGGGTCTTCTCTTGGTATAATTGAATACATCAATAATACTTCTGGTCTCCCTATAACATTCACTCTTCCATCAAGTCATGTTACAACTACAATCAAAGATGACGGATTTAATGCAACTTTATTCCATATTACTGTTGTAGACCCGGTGGGAAGCTTAATTGATAATAGCTCTAGCTTTGTTATTAACCAATCTGGGGCTGCTTTTACTTTTGTGTGGCAAAATGCGCGAAGCAAATGGAACGTATTTTAGGTTTAAGTTTAGCTTTCAGTTTAATTATTGTCCACTTTTCTTATGCTGACGGGCCACAAGCTTGTAATGAGAAAGAAGATCCTGTTGTATGTATGCTTAAAGTCGAGCGTAATAATTCGCAAGATGAATTAGCTATTGCCCAAGGTACTATTATACGAACCTTGGATAAGGAGAAAGATCGTGCAGAGTATTGGAAGAAATGGGTGGAAGGGGATATTGAAAAGTCTGTCTGGTGGAATAGTTTCGTTCACGGTTTGCCTACTATATTCCGTAAGTAGTTTTGCAGCTTATACAGGATCACCGCCGCTACTTGTAGCTAATGGTGGAACGGGTGCGCAAACATTTACTGCACATGGCGTGCTGTTAGGTGAAGGCACTAATCCGCTTGTTCCAACTGCAGTTGGCACGAACGGCCAAATGTTTCTTGGTGCTACTGCCGCTGATCCTGGGTGGCAGACAATGGGTGGCGATGCGACTCTAGGAACTACAGGTACTTTGACTTTAGCTACCGTCAATGGTGCGGGCGGTAGTTGTACGCTTTGCAGTATTACCTCGAATGCTAAGGGATTAATTACTAGCTTTTCTAGTGGTGCGGCTACTATTCCAACACTTGCGACTGCCTCTGGTGCTTCGCCAATTACTATCACTGCAACTAATTTGCTTACTACGATTGTTTCTATGGGAACTCCTGCGGCATCAACAATCAATCTTCCTACTGCTGTCCAAACGGCCGGGTTCCGGCTGTGTGTTAAGGATGGAACTACGAATTTTGCTACAAATAATGCTACGGTTAAAAGCCCAACTGCCGGCACAATTGATGGAGTTGCTGGTGCAACTGGTATAGTAATGAACCAAGCCCATCAAGAATTATGCTTCATCAGCGATGCTAGCAATTGGTTTATAGAATAATTTTCGTAATTCTTTAATTGCTACAAGATGTCGCTAAATTTACGATGGGGACTTATTATTGGCGCTATTGTTTGTACTTTGTCATTATCAGTTCGTGCGGCTTATTTAGGAACTCCAACTTATATTATACCATGCGCCAATTGTTTATCTGGGACAGCAGATGTTACAACTACAACATCAACAAGTCTTATTGCGGCGCCGGGAGCTAGTTTATTTATATATGTTACCCATATTAGTTGTTTTAACAGTAGTGTGACTAATACAACAGTAGTTCTACAAAATGGTAGTGCCGGGACAACTATTTGGAAAGGAATTGCATATGCGGGAAGTGGTTTTGTTGCTGACTTTTCCACTCCGCTTGGTGGATCGGTTAATATGACTGCTAATACAGCACTCTTTTTTGCAGCAGGGACTGGCGTTACAACGTTAACCTGTAGTGCTGTTGGATATAAATCGTCTTAATATGGAGATCAGGTTATGAAAGGTTCAGTTACAGTATTTAGTGCTGCGACTTTGCTTATGATTGGTATTGCTGCGGCACAGGGTGCTTCAGTAAGTGGTAATCTATCAATTACAGTTCAACCTGGTGCTTTAGCACTAGTATTAAATCCTGCTACAGTTACGCTGACTTGTAATACAGCGGCCGGGACTCTAGTCAGCCAAGCGTCAACTACTGGTGGCGATGGAAACACGGTGACTTTTTCTATGACGGGGAACGTCACGGATTTTGCGATAAATTCTTCAACAGGTGCTATTACAGTAGTCGCCGGAGGTATTCACCCCGCAGATTGTAATATGTCTTTTACAAATGTCGTTACTGCAACGCAACCATAAGATATTAATTATGTATAGGCGCTTACATTTTTATGTAATCCCTCTGCTTGTATCTTTATGCTTTAATACACCTGCACATGCTGTAACGTATGTATTCTTTGCAACCGGAACAAATGCCAACTGGTGCCCTGGCGGCGCTACTACTTGTTTTGGTGTTGGCGATACGATAACTGCGGAGTGTGTTGGGGGCGGCGGCGGAGGCGATGTCAATAGTAGCAGCACCAGTGGTTCAGGTGGCGGTGGCGCGGCCTACGCCCATACGGGAGCAACACCAGCAACAGTTGCCCAACGCACAGTTACATCTGGCGATATTGCTAATGGGATTCGATATACGGTCGGCCCTGGCGGCACGGGTGGTTCAACTGGAAGCGCAGGAACGGCAAGCACAGTTCTGGCTACAACTAGCACGTCTTTTGATACGACGATTTGCAATGCGGGCGGTGGCGGCGCAGGGTCAGTAACAGGGGCTGCTGGAACAGTTGGAACCTGCACGGGCTGCTCGGGATTTGCTGGCGGGGCCGCTGGTGGAGATGCTACAGGTTTTGGCGCGTCCGGAGGAGGCGGATCAGCTGGACCGCATGGAGTAGGTAAAAACGGTGGTATTGGTAATGCCGGAAGTGCTGTTGCCGGTTCCGGCGGGGGTGGAGGCGGCGCCGATGATACTTCCGCTACAGTCGGGAGTGCCGGTGCTAATGTTTCATCAAATATCGCTACGGGTGGGGCTGGAGGCGCTAATTCTGCTGGCTCAGGTGGCGGCGCTGGAGGTAACACAACAGGTGCGGGCGGCGCTGGTGGTTCAGGAACCAACGGTGGCGGCGGTGGCGGCGGTGGCGTAGGTTCCAGCACAGGTATTAAAGGCGCTGGTGGTTCAGGCTCGGCTAGTAATTTGGATTGGGATGCTACACATGGAGTCAGCGGTGGCGGTGGAGGCGGGGCTGGAAATGCAGCTTCAGCTGTAACGGGTGGGGCTGGTGGAACGCCACCATGTTGTGGTGGTGGCGGAGGCGGGGGCGGTTCGGGAAATTTATCATCGATTGCTAATGGCGGGGCTGGCGGGGCCGGTGCTGCTGGCCTCATTATCTTCACCCGGACTTTAGCAGCAGCTGGTGTTCATCAACTTCTAATGCTCCATGTAGGAAACTAATTTCTATGCGGTATGTAATAATATTATTATTTCTAATTTTGGTTGTCCTGGCTGGTGCTGCCGTTGCCGCTACGGTTCACGCTAATCTATTCATGACTGTGACGAGTGGGGGTGGGGGCGCATGCCCGAGGGGCAATAGCTTCGCGGATGGGTGTCCTGGCGCTCCGGTTCCGGCTACAGCTATTCAATATCCGAATATTCTAACGTCATATGGTGCTAACCGCCCGCCCTGGAATGTTGCGGGCGTCGATTACTATGTAGGGAAGCCGAATGATGGTCTAACACTAACAGATTGGCGAACGATCCAGACGGACCCAAACTGGTCAAGTTGTGGTGGCGGGTGTTGGCGCTTCAACGGGACCACGCTTGTTATGGATCATTACGACTTCACGACGGGCACGGCTGGTGAATGGAGCATATACACTACTAGTGCAGCCAGTATCACCATAACGAATAGCGTCATTGGCTGTAATGGCCCTACTGGCGGCTATGACGGAATTAACAGCCAGAGTAGTCCATTCGCCTTTGTATTTAAAAACAATACCGTCGATTTTACCAATTGTCAAGGACACGGTACTGGTATCGTCGGTATGGGTGGTCTCGGCTGCAGCGATTGTAGTATGGACTTCGAGTATAATTTTCTTAAATATATATATGCAGATCCATTTGGTATTGGCGGTACAATTACGAGTGTAATATATAAGTACAACCTTATCGACACACCTGCGATATCCGATCCGACTTGCGGTAGTTGCATTCACATGAACAGTTTGAGCTTTCTTAACGGCCCATCGTATTCAAACGTCGTCGTAGCGTTCAATACCGTTTTCGCGAGTAAGAGTTACACGGGCGGCGAGTTCATGCAATTCTATTTCAATGCCGGCGGGACGGCTAATTCACCAGTTCTCTCGAACAACACATTCCCATTCAGCGCTTGCGGATGTGTGTCGTATAATATTCACGGTACTGGAGGATATAGCCCAACCACCACGCTAGTTGGCGGTGGGACCAACAGCCAGAATTACTTTGATATTACCGGCAATGGCGGCTCGAATCCGTACTACCCAACTTCTATGATAGGTTGGACCAATACGGGTAATATAAATATGGTCACAGGTGCAACTATCACGCCGCCGTGAGCGAGTAGTGCCATTGGTGTTGGTAGTGCCACCTGCAATGCATATGCCGGGTCTTGTTAATTGAGTGAAGATGTAATTTTACTAGAGCTTAGTGGCGATCCAATTTTACTGGAAGATTCTAGTGGAGATATTTTACTTGAGGTTCAACCTAGTCCTGGTCCTGGCGGTGAAATTATTTGGCCCACAGATTTCATAGCTAATATGGCTCGTTTTATGGGTAGAATGGGGTCAAGTTAAGTGAGAGTTAAATTGGCTCAAGTCTTGATTTGTGTTTATATTCTATTTCTTAGACGTTACTTGGGGCTTTAATTTTGTTACAAGATTTTGACCAATCTTTTGGAACAACATGGAACCCGACTGACAATTCGGATGCGTTGTTAAGCAACGGTAACTTGACGGCGCTTTTTGGCGCCTCAGTTAATGTTTTCCACTCGATTCGATCTAATAGTTCTAAGACCTCTGGCAAGTTTATGTTTGTTACACAAATGGATAAGGTGGATTCAGTCGGCGGTTGGGTGATTGGGGTTGGATCGTTATTTGAATCTTTATTTGTCAAACCTGGTGATACACCTTTGAGTGTAGGAGCCTTATTTGGCGCTCCAATTAACAATTTATATATCTATGCAAATCAATTTAAATCTCTTAACTTGACCTCTCGTATGCGCAATCATATTGCAACTTGTGTTGATGTAGATAACAAATTGGTTTGGTGGAATAATTTAGATCAAGGCTTTGGTTGGACAAATATAAGCACGGGCGACTTTAGTGGCGATCCAACTCAAGGTATTGGAGGCACTGAATTTAGCTTTGATACTTCCTTGGGCTTGTTTATTATTGGCTCTGGATATAATTATCTTAATGAAGGCGATTCTTTAATCCTTAATCCCCAATGCTTCGGTTACACAGACTTTATTCCGGATGAATTTCAATCTTGGGATTTATTAACTAAAGGCTTTACAGTAGCTGAGCAATGTTAGAAAATAATTATGGCAAACCTTATAACTCCAAGTGAAGCTGCAGAATTAATCTTAGCTCGACGTAAAGCTCGAGCTTCTATGGTTGAGTATGTTAAATATCTTGACTTGGGTTTTGTTCCTGCTAAGCATCATGAACTTATGTGCGCCAAGCTTGATGCGGTCGAACGTGGCGAAATAGATCGCTTAATGCTTTTCCTTCCTCCAGGATCAGGCAAATCAAAGTATGGATCAGAATTATTCCCAGCGTACTATTTGGGAAAAAATCCAACAAAATCAATTATCGCTTGTTCACATACTCAACCTCTCGCAGATCGGTTCGGGCGTCGAGTTCGTAACTTGTTTATGCAACCAGAACATAACGCCCTGTTTGGAATTGGACTCGCAAGTGATTCTAAGGCCGCTTCGTATTGGAGCACTGAGCGCGATGGAGAATATTTCGCTGCTGGTGTAGGTGTTGCTATCTCAGGCCGCCGGGCTGATATTGGCTTGATCGATGACCCCGTAAAGAATCGTGAAGATGCAGATTCGATTACCTCTCAAGAGCGAGTATGGGATTGGTATATAAATGACTTCTATCCTCGCTTAAAACCTAATGCCTCACAGATAATTATCTCCACACGTTGGCACGAGCGAGACTTGTCTGGCCGAGTTATTGAACGTGAAGGCTCTCGTTGGGATATAGTTGAGATTCCTTTTCTTGCTCGTGAGAATGATTTACTCGAACGTGAAATTAATGAACGTCTTTGGCCTGAATGGTTTACACAAGATCAGGTCGATACGGCCCAGTTAGATGCTCGTAGCTTCAGTGCTTTATATCAGCAACGCCCGGTTTCAGACGAAGGAGAATATTTTAAGCTGAATTGGTTCTCCGAATACGATCAAATTCCTGAAAATGCGCATAGATATGGGGCGAGTGATTATGCCGTTACTGAAGGACATGGAGACTTCACGGAACATGGAATTTTTGCCTTAGATAGTTTTGGAAATTTATATATTGAAGATTGGTGGCGAAAGCAAGCTACAAGTGATGTATGGATTGAGGCACAGTGTGATTTGATTCAAGAATACGAACCCTTACGCTGGTTTGGCGAATCTGGGCCAATTCGTCGTTCAGTCGAGCCTTACCTTGCCCTCCGTATGACCGAACGCAATGCAGGCTGTTATATTGAATGGCTTCCTTCGCTTCATGATAAAGCCACACGTTGCCGATCTTTCCAAGCCTTAGCTTCTCGTGGTAAAGTCTTTCTTCCTCATAATGCCTCTTGGAAAGCTGAGCTATTAACTCAACTTACTCACTTTCCGGCTGGGCATCATGACGATGGTGTTGATGTGTGCTCGCTATTAGGCCGTGGGTTAGATCAGGTAGCGGCGCCAAGGATGAAAAAATGGAACCGAAATGAAAATCTAACTACTCGTGAACCTAGTGAACATGGTTGGATGGTAAGTTAACTCAGGAGTGTGGAAATGGACGAGCGTTTGAAATTATTCTCAGATCGGATTATAACTAAAGATAAGCTTATATATGGTGTAACTACGCCAGAAGAAGTTAGTAATAATTTTGCTGAAATTGCAGAAATAGTCAATAAATTATTAATTGAAGAAATTAAAAAAACTGAATTAATACTTATACATTATCCTGATTTTGTTAAACATGGCACAATGGTAGGGGATGGCTATAAAGCTATTCAGCTCAATTGTTGTACTGATCATTGGATGGAATCAGGCTATATGCAAAACTTTTGTTCAAGATTAAAAAAAATCCTACCAGCAATGGTAGAGAGTCTTGTTGCTGGAGTAAAAGATCACAAATTTACAAGAATATATACTCTTGAACTTCCGATGGGGGTTATAGACTCCCGTCATGCAGGAATCTCCCGTCTAGTTACTGCTTACAATATTAATATTGACGATTATTTTACTAGAATTGATATAATTGGAGCTTAATTTATGGCTAACAGTCCCGATCCGCATTCACAAACACTTTTAGATGATTATAATGCTCAATTGGTAATTTTGGTACAAGAAGTTCGTGGCCTTAAAATTATAGCAAGTGATCCAAATATAACTCCGGATGAATTAAATATTGTAAATATACAAATTGGTGCTCGACAACTACGTGCTGATCTGATTAATGCATCAATTGTGGCAATTAATGCTTTGGCTGTGGATGATTATCCTGATCTTCTTCCTGTTGTTATCCCTCCAGATATACTTAAAGCAATTCAACAAGAGGTCTCTGATGTAACAATTGCAGCTGCTATATTTGCTTCTCCTCCTGCTGAAACAGGGGATTTTAACCCAGAACTAGCAACGATTACACCAAATAATCCTATTCAAACGGCGCGGTAACGCTCGAAGCCGCAAATTAACGATCATTCATCGAGCATTATGTAAGGAACTAAATTTATGGCTACCCCAGTTGTACTTGCTACTATGACTCCAGGCCAAACAGCTGTTGGAGTTCTTACTTTTGACGAAGCACCGCCCACTGATGGTGCTGTTACAAGCGACAACACTGCAGTTATGACTATTAGTCTTGCTCCAGATCATATCACTTGGACAGCTATTGCAGTTGCTGTTGGGACTTGTAATTTTAATTATACTGGTACTTCTCTTCCACCTGATGTTGGACCGGTTGTAGTTGCAACTATGGTCGGCACTGTTGAGGCTGTACCTGCTGCAGAGGTAGGGAATTTTAATCCGGCCACTGCAGTTATTACTGGACCTTAATTAAATCTCTGGACAAGACGGTGAGTGTCCTTGGTAGACCTAAATAACCCCGTCCGCCAATGGAATCCCAGGTTATGTTTGGCCACACGACTTAATCATGGTTCGCGATTGGCAACTTTAAGAGAGGAACTTAATTATGCCTGCACCAAGTGAAGAGAAGTTATTTAAGTATTATCCGGGCCGTGCACGTAAACGCGAGATTGAGGATAGGCTTGAAGATAAGGAAGGCCGGAGTCTGGTCCGTCAACATGATGCCCAGCCTGATTGGGGCCGAGAAACTGAGAATAAACTTGCTAAGAAACGCAACATGAATGGCCCGCAAGGAATCTTTTAATTGGTTAATTCCTATTCCGAATTTGAATTTTATTCGCCAATTTTAGATTCTGTTTGCCTCCGTGTCTCTGTCTCCGATGGCCATATTGGGGAATTTTTTGCAATTGTCCCGAAACCTTCACAAGGTTCCTCGTTGCGTGAATTGAGAAACCGTGTTCTTAATGCTATAGAGGCCGCAATGGAAGCTAACCTGCTGCCTGGTGAGGTCAAGATAGATTTGGATAAGATATCTCCATGAAACAAATCAAATCTGAAATCAAGCCGGTTAAATTAAAGGCTGATAAAGTACCTGCACTTAAAGGTTCTACACTTAAAGTATCTAAGCTTAAAGGACCAAAGCTAACCAAACCCCGGCTTTCTATGGGTTCAGGTGTTAGTAGAAAGCGCTAGTTTTGCAAGACCCTCTTAAGCCTTTAAACGACGGTAAGATCGGCTTACCCACGGTTGATGCTGGGCATAATAAAATTGCGCCGAATTCTCTTAATGACTCTAATGATGGTAAAGTAAGACCGCTTCGGGCCGAACAAGTTTCTTCTGAAGAGGAAGACAATGAAATCTTGACTCGCGCCCGTAAACGCTTTGAGCGGGCGATCCAAACCTCGGCTGATAATCGCCGTGATGGTTTAGATGACGATAAGTTTTACTCTGGAGATCAATGGAGCGCGGATGTTCGCGCAAGGAGAAACGCTGAAAAACGGCCTTGCCTAACTTTAAATAAGTTTCCGACTCTGGTTAAACAAGTCACTAATGATCAAAGACAAAATCGCCCTACAATTGATATCCATCCGGTTGGCGATAAAGGAGATGTAACTTCTGCAAAGATTTATCGAGGCTTGATACGCGAAATCGAACGGGAGTCTTATGCAGATCGTGCTTATGATACCGGATTTGAATCTGCGGCCCGTAAAGGTTGGGGTTATTGGCGTATAGTTCCGGAATACGAATCTCCTGATACTTTTGATCAAGTCTTACGGATTCGTCGTATTCGTAATACATTCTCTGTTTATGATGATCCTGATTCGATAGAAATTGATGGTGGTGACTCTACTTGGTGGTTCATTACTGAAATGATGGATCGGGACGATTTCAAACTTAAATATCCCGATAAAGATCCAATGCCGTTTACAGCAGCCGGTTATGGCGATGCTTATAGAAACTGGCTAGATCAGTATAACATCCGTGTCGCGGAATATTATGAGACTATATTAAAATCTCGTGAGCTTGTTATGCTCAACAATGGTTTTGAGGGGTGGAGGGACGAATTAAGCAAGGAAGCTTTGGATCAATTTGAGATTGTTCAAAAAAGAAAATCTCTTGTTCCTACAATTTGGTGGTATAAGATTACAGGAAAACAAATACTAGAGCGCTCAAAATGGCTCGGACAATTTATGCCAGTGATTCGCGTAATCGGCGACGAGATTGATATTGAAGGTAAGGTTAAATATTCTGGCATAGTTCGCCATGCTAAGGATGCCCAAAGGAGCTACAATTATTTTCGTACTGCTGAGGTAGAACGAATAGCGCTTATGCCTAAAGCGCCTTATTTAATTGCTGAAGGCCAGCTTGAGGGCTATGAAGGGGTGTGGAAAGAGGCAAATACCAAGTCGCATCCGTATTTGCCATATCGAGTTGCTGAGTTACATGGACACTTAGTCCCGCCTCCACGCCGTGAACCTCCTATTTCTCCTGATGCTGGCGATGCAGCTATAGCGGCTAATGCTGCCCAAGATATGTTGACAACAACAGGGATTCGCTTCGACGCTACACTTAATGAACGTACTTATGACGAGTCTGGTAGAGCACTTCGTGAACTTCGCCGCTCGGGTGATATTGGCTCTTTCAATCTTGTGGATAACCTTATGCACTCCCTCCGCCATACTGGCGAAGTTTTAGTTGATGCAATTCCGAAGTATTACACCCGTCCGGGCCGAGTGCTTACAATTATCCGTGAGGATAATACAGAAGAGATGATTAAAGTCTCTGTTGGCGGGAACCAAAGTCCAGTTTCTGAAAGTACTGATCCTGATACACAAAAAATCATTCGCGCTTTTGATCCCAAGGTCGGCAAGTATGGCGTGACTGTTACTATCGGCCCAAGTTACGCCACGCGACGGATTGAGACTGCAGAATCTATGATGGATTTCCTACGGGCGATTCCGACTGCAGCACCAGTAATTGCTGATCTTGTTGCTAAAAATCAAGATTGGGAAGGCTCGGAAGAAATTGCTGCGAGGTTGGCTACCTTGCTTCCGCCTGGCCTTAATAAACCTGAGCTACGCGATGTCCCGCCGCAAATTCGCGCAGTTATTAATCAACTTGAACAACAAGTTCAACAACTTACCCAAGAACGGCAAATGCTTACGGCTCAGATTAATGATCGTAATGCCGATCGGCAGCTTGCCCGCGAACGTATTAATCGCACTTTTGAGGTCCAGCTTCTTAATGTCGTTCAGAAAGCGCAAACAGCGGCGCAAAAAGTTGAGGCTGAAGATAAGCGCACTGCAGCTGCAAACATGCATCAACTTGCGGGCGACGTGTTAGATCTTTATGCTGATTTAACTAAGGCTGCCGATAAACCAGAGAAAGAGTCTAAGGGTGGTAAAGGGACTTAAATCATGCCAGATGTGATTGTTAATAATGCTCCAGCACTTAGTGCTACCAGTGATCTTCCGCAACCAGCCCCTGTAGATACTAATGCTGCTACTACTCCGCCGGTGGCTCCGAGCGCGGAAACTATACCGACTGAAACTACAGCGCCGGCTGCGCCACCAGAACAAGTAACTACACCACCCAGTGATAGAACTATTACTGGTAGGTTTTCTGAACTTGCAGGTCAGCGGCGCGAAGCAGAGCTTAGAGCGCAAAGGCTGGAAGCCCTAGCGGCCCAACAGGGCGAGCAAATCTCACGCTTGTTAGATACAGTTGGGAAGTTAGCAGCTCCAGTAGCACCTAGTGGTCCTGAACCAACGCAAATATCTACTTTTTCTGAGCCTCGGCCTTCTCGTGAGGCTTTTGAGGATTCTGAAGTTTACGAATCTGAGCTTGTATCTTGGGCGGGCCGAGAAGCGGCCTCTAAAGCTGCTGCAGAAATGCAACGTCTTCAAGTCGAGGCTGATGCTGCTAAAGCCGAACATGAACGCGTAGCTGGTGAGACTAAAGCTCGCGAAGAATCTGAAGCCAAAGCCCGTGAAGACTCTAATAAACTTCAAGCCTCTTGGCAAGAACGGCGCGAGTCTGCTGCTAAGAAATATGAAGATTTTGATGAAGTAACTCAAAATCCTGATCTGCCATTTGTTCCTGGCTCTCCTATGGCCCACGCGATTCTTAACCGCGAAGATGGGGCCGAGCTAGCTTATTATCTTGGCAAACATCCAGAAGAAGCAAATAAAATTGCTCGGATGGTTATCCCAGGTCAGGTTTTCCCGCCTGGTTCGCCTCAAGCCGGCTTGCCTATGTGGGATTTTATGGGACAGGCACTTGAATTAGGAAAAATTATAACTAAGCTTGATCTGACTCCAGCT